TTGGCAGTGGTATATTTATTGACGATGCTAATAAATCAAAGTCTATACTAGAGCTTGGAACTTCAGTAATTTCTTCCATATCGTCCCCGCCACCAGGATTAGCCCCCGGTACTGATGAGTATCCACCAGAAGATAAATTAAAACTCGGGTTAGCCCCCTGTAAAGCCTTCAATGCATCCAACCTTTCTTTTATACTAATTATATCAGCTGCAACATCCGGTATGGGAGGAAATTCAAAAGACGGGACTACTGGAGGTGTTGGTACAGGTATATCAAGAGGAGTAGGAACTTCTAGCCTAACCTCCTCATCTATAACCAGTACACCATCGACAAATGATACTGACATTTAATTTGCCGACATACCACCTGTAGGAACAGTACAAGTACCCCCACCTGAGGGGGAAGTTGATGTTCCAACGGCAGTTGCTTTAGAAAAAACATCCTCTATGTAATTATCAATAGCTGAAGCTATCTCTCGTGCTTTTAAAGTAAGATCAGCTGGGGAAGCTGACGGGGAAGTAAATATTGCTATTAAAGCAGCTTCCAATTGTGGTTTACTTGTAGTCATACGTTTATCCTGATACTTTAACTTGTTTAGATATAAAAGGTGACCCCGCAGTCGTTGATGCTGTCATCTGCGCTATAAATGATGTAATTACAGGTATGGCAGTAGCAGCTGCAGCGTTAACCTGCGGCCAAGCCGCAGCACCTAATATTGGCGTGGATAATGCCGTTACCAATGTCGATAGCGAAGTGCATAAGGTATTCAGCTGTGTAATAAAAGAATCTCCTAAAATTGCTCCCTCATATGGTCTGCCAAATATCCCAGATGGCAACGGCTGTCCGAGAAATACCTCACCATTAAACTGCATCTTACCACTACCTAATTTAAGTATATTGCCACCTGCATTAATACTAACCCCCGCTGAATCAGCGGTAACAATCATATTTGGGGAAGTAGCTAAAATAATTTCAAATTTTTCAGACCCTGAGGTCGGGTCCATGTTAACCAGAACTTTGCCGTCCGCACTTAATTGCAGCAAGCCGTTTTGCATTATTCGGTAAAACCCTTTTTTGTTTTCAAATGAAGCAGACTCATCTTTTCTAAAAGTAATCTGGTTTCCTTTATCAAGTCCAAAACTTGCAAAAGGACTTGTTAAATCATTACTTACGTACATACCATTTATACCAGACGCACCAGCTCTGCCTAATAAAAACGAGCCTTGGTTATTAACCTTAAATGCAAAGTCATCAGCTATCTCCAGTAAAACATTTAATTTTAAATTTTCAAATGTTGGAAATAGCTCCCCATTAATATCAACAACTGCATTATCAGATAATGAAAATGTCAGTTTTGGCTTAGCTTCCTTACCTTCATCTTTATCTACATTCTTATAATTTGGATCAGAATCAGACCCAGTTAAATAATTACCAGTATCAGAAAGTTCTTTCTGTAAAGATTTACCCAAAAAAACAGTAAATTCTGACATTGGACCTGAACCAGCAGAATTTGGGTTGAATATAATCGAATCATATGTGGGATTAAGATTTGGATTATACCTCTTAACTAGTCCCGACTTTACTTCAGAATAAAGCATATTCTGCTCAACTGAAGATGAAAATATCTCTACCTTATCCTGGTTTGAATCTATCTCAATGCTTGATCCCGCTGCATCCTGTAAAAAAACATTATCGTTTATAAATACTGAAGATCCCTGTGAGCTTCTAAGATATTGATTACCGGGCTCCATAGTGCGCAAAAGCCTAGTCTGGGTTATAGATAAATTTTTAGAAACTTCTGAGTCCTGCAGCATCCAGGTTTGATCCGATACAGGATAGCCTAAAATAGTAGTAATAGTCGCATCCCTATAAACCCAAACTGCATCTCCTATAACTGGCATATATAAATTTATAGAGCCAGATCTCTGAGCTAACCCATTAACCCTTAATGCAATAGTTTCTTTACCTACGGAAACAGTTAAACTACCGACAACAGCATCGACTGACTCTACTCTACCTATCTCAATAAAAGAATTAGTATTTCTAAGCTTATCATCGACAGCTATGTTCCCAGTACTACCTAAAGCTCTATTTGTATTAATTCCAGACATTCTACTTAGACCTTACTGTTTTTGAGTTCTCCTCAATTTTCGACTTTATATCAATAGATTCCGCTAAACAAATAAGTAAGGGTTGAACAGTTGAAGTGTCAACTAATTTATTATTAGTGTAATTTCTTTTCAAACATAACTTATTCATATTACTATCTTCGTAATCAAAAGAATCTAGCTTAACGAAGTCAAAACTATTACCCCCAATACGGATTTTCTCTTTCTGATGCTCTTTATACATTAACCTGACAGCTGTAACAGGATCAGGTAAATATGGATAAGCAGTGAGTACTCTATTAGCGAACACATTGAGACCAGTGGAATTAACAGATTCAGGCTTTGTATCTCTCTCTTTAAAGGCAAATCCAAATAATAAACTCGTAAGATACTGCAATCCATCAATAGATACTTGTAAATCTCTAAGGGCTTCATCTCGTATTTTTTCCATTTTCTTTTGCTGATTTTGCCAATACAATTTAGACTCACTGGGAGCTGCTAATATTTCATCGCCAATTCTTAACAATTCGTTAGACGCCCTATCATACTGCAAGCCTTTATTGGTTACTTCTATGGATGCAGTATTAAACCTAGTGTAATAATATTTAAATCTATCCGTGAGGTTAGATAAAATAGTATTTATTTTATCTTTTTCATTTTTTATATTTTTATAGTCTTCTTCTGTCTGTAAACTCAGTTTACCCTCACCAACCTGAGTAACTTCATACAAAGCGCCTAATTTTCTGAAAATTGAAAAGTTACTAACACTGTATGATGCTAATAGTCCTGGGTCTTTAATATTATTAAATTTCTCTGTTGATCCAGCAACGTAAGGAGAGGCATTGATGTAATCAGACTGCGGTGCTTTATCAAAATCGTAGTCAATTATTGAGTAATTACTTTGCAGAATGTTCCTCCGTGGATAGGATATATCCACAGAAGTTGAGTGCCCATCACCCTGACTCATTGAATGGTTAAGGCTATTTATTAACCCAAGCATATTAAAACTTTCAAAATAACCAGTCCTATTAACCAGTAATTCAGGGGTCAGAGGCATAGAAGTGTAAGAATACTCAAAAGCATTATTATAAAGTTGATTAAAGAGTGCTATTGCATATAATTTGCAATCTATAGCTGTTCTTAAATATGGTATCTTTATAGGTGTATATGGCTTAATACCGTAAAGAGTAACAAAGTCTGCTTGAGGATTATATTCCCCTTTTGCTCTAGCCAAAGCAAAATCTGCAAATGTTGTTATTTTAGGTTCATATGAAACTGCTTTTGAATCCCCACCCTTGTTGTTAGAGCTTCCCTTCGGATCTTTTGGTTTTGGATAAATATTTTTAAGCTTCTCTACTTCCCTTTTACCAGCTGGCGTAGAAATAAAAACAAGTTTCATCAATTTTGGTAAAAATTCATTAGCCATTTTATCGTCTACTGATGTTAAAAGGTTGTCCTTTACAGTAGTATCAAATTCTTTAACTGCTTCCGCATGATTTTTAACATCATCCGAATTAGCACCTTTTTTCAATTGAGGTCTCTTTAGAGAAAGAAAAAGTTTACCTACAACATTTTTAAATCCCTTCAGATATGGTAACCGCACTTCTGGAAGTATAGTGACACCATCTTTAGGGTTTATATGCTCTTTTTTAAATAATGGGTAATCATAAATATATTCTGTTGATGTTTTTGAACCAAGTTTAAACTCATATACTGGGAATGTATACGGAGATCTTGTCATTGATAATTCAGCCAAGATAGTATCATATACATTTTTCTTTATTTTAGCATTATTAATATCAGATGCTGACTTACCATTATTCTTTAACCATAAATCAAAAGCTTTTTTATTAGGTGTTTTTGAAGCTTTACTTTCCGCAAGCCTTTTTTCACGTATTTCTGGGTACAGGATTGGCCAAACTATGTTCTTAATTAGCCCATCCAATGTCGGTTGGAATGGCCGCAATACTGATCCGCTTACCTGGTAAGCTTTAAGTTTACTTATTAACGCCTCAGAATCATTTTTATAAATATCGATAACCATACCCTGAACAGCTGAAGATATGACTAAAATTTGTGAGGCGATTTTAAAATCAATATCCAAACTACGTACAGTTTCTTCAAACCCATCTGCAACGTAAGTAGCAGTTGGGTATGCGGGAGACACATTATTCGTAGTCTTAGACCCCAGTGGCTGCACCCCAGCGTACGCTATCTTGGACAAATCCTGATAGAATTCCCCAGAAGTCTCTACTATAGTATTAGCTGCGGCAGTAGCTGCAGCACCTGTTGATCCTGGGGGCAAACCTAAAACAGTAATTGAAGTAAATATGTTGTCAGGTTTAAACCTATGAGTAAAATTCTTTTCATTCATATTATTGAAATAGTATGGATGACGAAAATTATTTTTTGGTTTAACAATAGGCAATGTAACCAGTTCAAGATTTTTAGGTTGAACATATGTGGTTATGTAAGGCGGGAGTATTGTCACAGATTTCATTTCCGTCCCGGACGGTTGCTCCACGAAAGAATCTAACGGGACATCAGCCTCTCCTGAGGAAGAATATTTACCATAATATTTACCATATGACGGGACTTGATCCCACGGTGAAAAATCATAATTAATTGGCTCAAGTATTACATCACCAACAGGAGTTTCAAAATATTTAAATTGAATTGATTTAATAAACTCATCAATCACCTGTTTTAAATTAATATGTTGAGCATTAAATACATTAAATTCCCTAAAGTTTAATCCGGTTACCGTAACATCAGTAGCATATATTGGCGGCAGCATTACTATGAACCTTGGCCTGTGAAAATTAACTCCATCGACTTTTGGGTCAACATCCGTTGGGACACCAAATACCTGCTCTTTTAATTTCTCATAAGGAGTGCGAACGGCATTTCTAATCTTATTTACTCTAACCCCACCTTTTTGATCTTTCTCAGAAATTGGGTCAAATTCAACTCGAATAACAACTCTACGGTTAGCTCTGATTTTTTTTCTTGACTCTATTAAAAGAGTTCTGTACGCCTTCTCTTTTCTTCGATCCTCTGGAGACCCATTCCTAAGCTTAGAAAAGTTAACACCTTCATCCGGAAACTCCGGGTGTACGTTTGCCATCCTAAGAAGAGGTGCATTAACCGGAGTACGATCTTTTTTAATTTTGCCAGAATTTATCCTAGCTCTATCATTAGCATAATATTCCTCTATTTTAGCAGCGTCCACAGTTCCAGTAAGAGATGCTGGCCTAAAAAACCCATACCATGATGGCAATGCATTAGCAAATTTTGATGTTATTTCGGCCTCATACTTATACTTTCCGGAAGTAAATCTCCTATCAGATCTGTAAAAGGAAATTACATTTTTAGCAAGTTTTTCAGTATATTTATATTTTTGAGATGCATTAAACGCACTTGGGTCATATAAAACAGTAATATAGGAATTTGGCTTACCATCAGGCCCATAACTAGCAATTTTATCATTTTGAGTATCAGCATGTGCTTCGACAACAATACTCTTTATTTTAAGTTTACCTTCAGAATTTTCTATTCTCTCATTAATCTCTTCAAAAACCTCCACTAATTTATCCGCAATATAACCTTGAATAATAACTCCGGGGGTATAGTCAGGCGGGAAAAATTGAGTATCACTGGTCCCAGTCTGATCTTCTGGTGAAACTGACAGCTGGGATATAGTTCTACTTATAGGACTATTATCAATAAGCACCTGCTTTTCTTTTATCTCAACAGTGCGATCATTATCCACGGCTAACCCGAATATTTGAGGTAAAATATGGAACTTATTAATAAAATCTTCGTTTACTGCAGGATGAATACCTATTACACCCGCAGAGTATTTAGATTTCCAGTTAAATTGATAGTATTTTTTTGGCTCACCGTTTGTATCCACACCATCTATTGTTAAATAATTGGTATCTTCAGAGAAACAAAAGTCAGATTCCCAAACCCTTGCGGTATTACTCTCAAGAATTGAAGACACATTTCTAGTAGTATATGGTTTAACAGTAAAAACTGAAACCTGGTATATATTATCAGTTACAGTAGCAGAATAGTTTGTATTCAGAGGATTTGACCAATCTACAATTCTGTGCTGTGATACAATATCAGATGCAGTATTTCCAGGCGTTTTTTTAGTATTTCTATTCAGCGATGCAGGGTTTATTAAATTCTCTTTATACTTTTTATAAAATTTAACAGTATCAACATCATTGTAAAACATCCACCCTTCTACAGTTGAACCATCTTTAATACTTGATCCTTTTAATTCTGGGTCACTAGAAATAGAGCTTCCATTAAACAAATTATTTAATAATTGATAAAGCTGAGAAATAGCATCACTTAAATACTGCGCCACACTTCTTTCAAGTGATTTTTTGACGACCTCAGTCCGTGCCAACTCCAGCTGCTGCTTTAGAATCTCTAATTTACCCTTCTCGGTTTCATAAACTTCAAGTGCTATTTTAGTATTTTTTACTGCCCTTGCATACTGCTGCTTTAGAATATCAGCTTCACCCAGCGTTCCCTCGTTACCCCGAGATTGATCAACCTTTATTTTAAGCTCTTTTTCACGTTTAAGAACCAGCTCATAATCACTTCTTACATCATCTATAAGTTTTTCTTGATCTGATATTTCTTTCTTTAAGCGTATAATATCCGGTGTATCTTTAACACTTTGCTGATCTGAAAGTTTACCAGGATCTTCAGAGCTGGCATACTTATTCATGTTAGTAGTACTTGATAAATAATACTCCATGAAAAGTAACCAACTATTATCCACATAATTTATCGGGACTGCTGGCAAATCAAGAAAAGTACCGCTGGTAGTTTTTGGCTTTGATACCTTTAGGAACATTGTGGTAAAAAGATCTTTTAAGTACTTAGTTGTAAAAACATCCTTAAGAGCAATGTTCATTGATCTATTAATCCGAAGATCTATATTTTTCGCTTCAAGATTAAAATTTTTACCAACTGCTGAATTAACCTCAGTAGATTTTGATAGAAAATACTTTCTGCTAACACAATTGACATTTATATTCTGACTCCCGCCATAATCAAAACCAATCGTATAATCTCTCAAACCACCACTAAAACCAAAATACCACATTGTAGAGAATCTACCCTGGACAAAAACCACCACCGGATCTTTATAATCAAAGACGCACTCTCCCTCACCCTTCTCTATATTAGAAAGCCACTTAACCATAAACAACATGTGTTTAAGCATCAATTGTGGGTTTAAGCTAGTTGGCGTACTGTCTGTAGCTGACTTCCAGTAATAGCTCCTACGGTTATATACATCATTTATTTCATGATTAATAACTTTTCTACCACCAACTGTAACACCAACACCATCACTACTTATAATCCCATCATCCTGGTCTGTTCTTAAATTTAATGTGCTGTTCAGAGTAACTCTGTCCGATGATGCAGAAGTATTAAAATTTTTTGAGCTAGACTCCCTTATAGATTTGTTCTCTACTATTTTAGGAATATTTATCTCAAGGTCTTCTTTTGTTATTACATACTTATTTTTAGTATTCTCAAGTGAGAATGTGCATGAGATCTCGCCATCGACTTTTTGTGATATTGTTAAATTTGAAACATCCGGTGTGACATCATAGCCAGCTATGAATACTCTGTACTTTTGATTTAAGCCCTCAAAAATTATTTCATCATTAGTACCAAATGGGGTATTCTTAGCCTTATAACCAGACTCAGAATCTTTGTAATCATATCCATTTGTTCCAGGTACAACCATACTATTTAAATAAACTCGTTACTGAATTCACCGCACTTGAGCCAGCATTTACCAAACTACCAGTTTTATTTGCAATATCAACCCCAGCACCTACAAACGGTGCAATGAATTGACCAATTCTTTCAGATAATCCAATATTACTCATATTGTAAACAACGAAACTAAAATTATACCTAATAGTTTCAGGATCATTACCATTCTCTTCAACATTAAATGAGGTAAAGTATCCTTCCAGAGCCTTTCCATTTGGATACTGCTTTGTAAAAATTATAATCTTTTTTGTGTTATATGCCTCTAACCTATCTCCAACAAGTGGCACATAATACTGAGGGGATAAAGCCATCTTCTGAAGATTATCCATAAACTTTCTAGGGGAATTAGCTATATTTCTGGTTTTTTCCCTAAATCTTTTTATATCGGCTAGAGATTTTGCTCTAAACTCTATATCTTTAAATGGCTGCTTCAAAGCATCCCCGATATTCTCACCACTTGTAAAAGCTTTAGCTGCATTGTTTAGTGCTGAGTCTAACCTAGATTCTTCGCGTATCCAACCTACTATACCACTCATAGTAATCTCAGGTATTTCAGCACGATAATGCTGCGCTGAAACTCCACCAACCATCTCTTTTTTATTAGTTGGTATCCTATAACCAATTTTTATTTGATCAGGGTTAAGATACATTTCCTGGTAAAGGGATTTATCAGCAACATTTGAGAGCTGCTTTAAAAGATAGCCAAACCCCCCAGTAACACCAGCACCTACAGCAGTAATCGGGGTAGCAATTGCTGAACCAACTCCAGAGAAAAAATTACCAGCTCCGCCAGAAGCCGTATTACTTGCATTATTTGTTAAGCTTTTTGTTGTATCCCACAAACTTTTACCAGCACTCGATGATGCTGATTGAGCAACATTAAGTGAGGACAGCAGAACATCATTATTTTGAGAAGTTGTGAATAAAAATTTTGATAACGCCATTACCTACCACCCAATACTTCGATTACTGTATCACGTATAATTCTTTTAAAATCATTCATGGCAAATACATTGCCTGAAATGTTAACATTAACATCCGTCGAACTGCCAGCCGCCCCAGATACAGCTGCAGGAGAATTTTCTATTGCAGATGAAAGTATGCTTGATCTTACACCCTCTATAAGTGAGGACAGTTTCTCATTTGTCATAACATTTATATTTTTTTCTGGTACCACAGATGCGCCGATATTTCCTAAGAACATTGCCTCGTTGTCCTTTACTATACTCCTGAAAGATCCAATACTGCCTCCATCATGATATTTTTTAATATACCCACCCGTATGGTTATTCATACTCCCAGAGGCCGCATCACGAATAGTTTTCCACGCTGGGGCATAACTACCCCCCGGTGTACCGCTACCCCCCTCACCTTTCAAAGTATCCCCGGTAACATTATATAATTTCATTATATCTTTACCAATCAACCCCTCTAACCCAACACCTTGAATTATGGTAGAGTAGCTATTAAAAAGATTTTTAGCCATTTTAAACATACCAAATTGATCAGATTTTAATAGAGCTTCCAACTCTCCAGTACGGTTCCCCAATAATTTTTGGAGCGCCAGAACTGAGTATGCGGCTGTTTGCAAAGCAGCCATCAACATCAATCGCGTTAACTGAACTTGTAATCCTAAAAGTTGTTCCTGCCTCCTGGAGTTTCTCTCTGCAGAAGTAATCATACTAGACATCATTTCTTTCTGTGTCTGAGAACGTAATTTTGCTTCATCCAGTAATTTTTGATTTTCTTTACTAAAGATGTTATCCATTTCCTTAGCAAGGATAAGAGAACCTTTCTCATCCATACCCTTACTCTGGAAAAATTTTTGCCGCATGTAAAGATCCTGCTCAGCATTACCAGATGTACCTAAAGAACCAGCCATACCAATTAATGACTTCAATCTTGTTTCAAGGAAATCCTTTTCCTCACCAGCACCAGCTATACCTATAGAGTTACCCGCTCCATAAAAAGCAGACGCCCCCTCGCCATAACGCCATTTAAGCATTCCAGAGAATGGGTCTGAAGCACCAAATGCCTGCATACCGAAGTATGCCTGCTCTCCTTCAGAAAGTTTCCTACTAACCTCTTGGAAGTTTTGTATGATTTTAGACATATCAGCTACAGAATCTATCCCCAGTTTAGATAAACCCTTTTGCATCTGCATGAATTTCATGACTAATGAAGCTGTCTCTTTTTCACCCACAAGATATTGTTTCCCATGAGTTACAGCATCTGTAAATGCCTTAGACCAATCTTTAAGTGACACCTTTGTTTCATCACCAACTTTTCTTAAAACATTAAAAATTCCAGTTATATTTCCCATAACAACTTCAGCTGATTGATTAGACATTCTGGTAATCATGCCAAAAAATCCATAATCCCCCATGCCAAAAGCCCTCTTCATAACTTCCATACTTAGAATTGTCATACTACCAGACAAAACTTTACCAAAGCTTGCTTTTGAGACTTCCTCAGTCATTTTAGCAGTATCAACACTGGAAAGACCTGCACCAGCATCCATGAGTTGATTAGCAATTAATCTCCGCAACCCTGTACCTCTTTTCATACCATCAATTCCTAAACCACCCAGATTTAAATCAGCATTACGCAAAGAGTCGTGAACTTGCTGACCTATCTCACGAAGTTTTTGCGCTAATTGGACCATCTGCATCAATACAGCACCTACACCATCCGCCATTGCATTTATAACACCCCCCGTTGCCTCAGCAATCATTTGAATCTTTTGACCAGAATACCCTACGACTGCCCCTATGCCCGCCACAAGCCCACCAAGTATTGCTCCAATAGGCCCCATCCGCATAACAACAGATCCAAAAGACTGCAAAGCGCCGCCGACATCCTGTAAACCCTTACCAGCCATTGAACCAACTTTTGAAACAACATTGCCAGCTGCCTTCAGCGCCATCATTGGCAACTGAACAATTAATCCTTCCTCAGAGCCAGCTTTAGATACAATACTGGCTAGATTCTTACCTAGATTCCCAACTTTATCAGCAGCTTTGCTAATACTCTCAGCTGTAGCGGAAGCTTTCATCTTATCAAGAGCTACATTTAGCTGATTAAACCCCTTTATCTTTTCCTGTGTCAATTTGTTGTTTTCTTCCATGTTGGCTCTTTGAGCCTCAAATTCTTTACGTAAAAAACTTATTTTTTCTTTTGTTGTCTGAACACCAGACTCTTCCATTTTTCTGGCAGCTTCACGTAATTGCTGACCTTTAAAAGTAGCCTCAGCATGCAGTTTAGCTGCTTTAGAGCTATCATCCAGGCGTTTATTAAGCTTATCGGTAGCATCCGCTAACTCAGCAATTTTTTTTACTGCATCATCAAGACCTTTGCCACCCTTATTAAAAACGTCCTCATCTGTAAACATAGATTATTACTTATAAAATAAGTTTATTTGAAAGCTTTTATTATCTTTTCAAGGTCAGCAATCTTCATAATTTCCTCACCGGTAGCAGAGTTAACGATCTTATCACCCTTAATAGTGTTATTAGATACAACATACCCACCATCGCTAGAAACATCGTGAGATGACTTACCCTCACGGAGTTTTTTCTGCGCTTCTTTTGCCCGACTGTATTCTTTGAGACCCTGCGGGTTAAAAAGACCACCAGCAATCTCCCCTGACAACTCTGCCAGGGGAAGATCGACATTCATTATCTTATCGTGGAGTAAAGTGGTTATTCCAAAATAAAGAAGAACCCAATCGGAAAAATCACGCTTTTCCCTTTCTAGGAAAAAATCCCACCTGTAATAAGTACATACATATAATTTGATGTAATCAAACCCCAGAGATTTTTTAAATGAGTCAGATATATGCTCAGCTTCTTGCTGATGTATATCATAGAAAAATTCTAACTTTTTTTTTCTGACATGGGTTCAGATTCACCCTTAACAGTCTTTGAAGTTCTATCAAAAAAGTCAGCATACTGAATAATAATATCAACTATTAACTTAGGAGGAACTGACTCGATAATAAATGATTCTAATTTTTTATAAAATTCATAACTACCAAAATTATCAGACACTAAATCTTCTACCAGGATTTCTTCATTTGTATCAACACTTTTCATTGATACAAGAGATCTGATAAAATATCCAAATGTTCTCCTGTACATAATTTTCAATTTATCTGACTGAGACATACTCTCAGCTGCAAAATTATCCACATCACCCTCAAGTACATGAATAGCATCCAAAGTTTTTACTTTAAATATATAATCACCAACTTCAATATCCCCGTACTCTATTTTTTTCTTAAAAAACTTTTTAAATTTATCCTTAAGTTCAAGGTCTTTTTTAGATAGTTGATTTGGGTTAATAATATTAAATGTACTAGACTGAAATTTCTCTGCTTCCTTAATAGTTTCTTTAGGGATAAATTGTTCCTGAACTCTATCCTGCGCTGTTTCCTGAATAGCAGATGCAGTTTCTGATGCTTTTTTTTCATTAATTTCAGCAACTGTTTTTCTAAGATCTTCTAAAGATTCTCCCTGAATGCTATTTCCTTTACGTTTAACTTCAGCCATATATTAATCCACCTAATAAACTTTATTCTTTTTGTCAATAAATTTTTATAAAAATAAAACTTCCATCTCTCCAAACCCATCTTCTTTTTGATAGGATATCAGTTTACCGTTATAAAATATTCCATCAGAAACATCTGGCCCCGCTTTTATCCCATAAAGGTCAAATATATCTGAATATTCATTAATTAAAGCATTAATTTGTTTCACTGGGAAAATTTTATAAATTTTATTAACTACATCAACGTCAATTTCCCACTCAGCACCAGTGTCCAGTGAACTATCCTTAACATTATTAATTATTAGCTTAATAATTCTTTTAACTTTAGTTAAATCTGAATTCCACATAGATTATAATAAATTATTAAACCCATTATTATTACGGTATTGTATCGGACTACCTTTATATACTATCATAGTATTGTGAAATACCTCTATAGAAAAATTAGAGAAAATTTCCCTATTATTTTTAATAAATTTTTTTAAATCACCAGGTTTAATTATTGAGTAAATTTCTCCAGCCACAGAATACGGTAAAAAATTAACATTGCTACTAACTGAAATGTTATTAAATATAAGAGATAGTAATCTCTTGATTTTATCTTTATTATTCACACTAGACATAAAATTCCTGCAGCATCTAAATATTTTACTACCTTACCATTATAAGTAACAATAGACAAGCTTCTATCTAAACCAATACCAAAATAAGAAAATAATTCTAGGTGCTTATATATAAAGTAATGCAGCTCAGTTTGCCTAACCATAAATTTGTCTACTACATACATCATATCAATGTAAGATTCTTTTTCTATTATTACCTCACTATGCCGGACCTCCCCATTAATAATGGTAGAGGCAACCTTTTTAATAACATCTGTTAGCATCATAGTGAGTAAAGGTATCCGCCATCATCTTTATATTGAACAATTCTAGATCTATATGTAACTTCATAGTCATTATTAATAAGTCCAATTGAAAAATTGGAGAATACATCCTGGTATTCTTTAATAAAAGATTGAATGCTTCCATACCCATTAAAATCAATTTTACTTAAACAATTAAGTATATCCTTATGCTCATTTTCGCTAATTACTATAAGATTAATAGACCCATCTCCTGAATTTTTAATAATAGCATTAACTATTTTCAATATGCAACCTTTTACTTCCATAAGTATCAATTATATAGGTCGAAAAACACCATCATCATCATAAAAATAAACATACTTACCCTTATAACTAATAAGCTCATCCTCAATTTTAATACCAAAAATTTCAAAAGCCTCAGAATTATCTAATATAAACTTATCCAACCATTCAATTGGCAGTTCCCTCAATCTTTCCAACTCTTCTGTGGATATCACACATAAATGTGGCTGTCTAGCAACTAACTTAGCATTTGTTATAATAGATGCAACCTGCTTTATTAATTCAAGCTCAGACACTATGTTTCCCTGTATACACGCACTCTTTCAAATTTCATGGATAGTTCTTCCATAACAACTTGCTGGTCAACGCTGATACCGGAAATTGTCCAATCAGTAGACCAGCCATTTATAAACTCCAATGCGTATAAAACTTTATTTCTTTCCGTTGGTGACATTACCATATAGTAAATATTCATGGGCCTAACCTGCTGCAGCAAGCTACCATAACGTGCCCTCTCAGGTGTGTAATCCTCAACAGGAAGTAACGCCTGGATGGCCCCACCTAAAGCACCTTGAGCAAATCCTTGGCCAGTCAGCCCGCCGATAACAGCACCAGCACCAGCTCCGCGTAAAACAGAGCCAAGACTAACTGTTCCCTGAGCCTGGCCAATAGTACTTAAGTATCTAAACTCATTTCCTTCTTTAGTGGTAAACTCTCCGGAGCCAGTAGTTTTAAACACTGCGTCTAATATATTAGAAGAATAAAACATTGGCCTATTAATTTTTACATCTATAGGGTCTTGAACTCCTGGGATAATCACTGAAGGTTCCCCATCGTATGCAGTACTATCATTAAAAGATGTCTCAGAAAATAAGGCATCTAGAGATCCAAAAGTAGCTGCTGGATAAGAAGTTAACTCGTAATATTCCTTAACTTGACGTTTAAGACTAAACGTCATTGATTGAACACCCCCTATTGGCTTCTTAGCATCATGCCCAAATCTGATACATAACGCTAAAACACTAACAGACGCATCTGGTGCCGTTGTGGTAAAATTAGAGAACCCACCACGACTAACACCACTACGTCCTATGGGTATAACTTGATTTGACATAAAACAGACTAGTCGTACAAAAACTGTACGACTAGTTTACCTACATTAAACTCCGTCAAACTTTTGGTAAAGTTTAACTTTAGGGCAAAGCATCTCGATTTCTTCGATGATACCGCCCTCACCAGCAGCAGTAATGTTCCAACCACCAACTTTTTTAATCCAGCAATCTACAAATTGTAGTCCATAAATAACCTCATGTGCTCTGGTAGGTGAGAAGAAAAGTACGTAGAGTGTTGCTGGACGAACCTGCTGGAGAGGAGAAATTCCACGAATCAGGGTACCATCTTTATTAACCTGGAGGTTCGGACTACCACCTACCCCATCATAATTTCTGTACTCAGCTGCGTCTGAAGTATTTATAATAGCCTCAAGAGCTGTTGAAGAATTCATAACAGTTCTTTTCAAGTTAATAGTAATTGGTTCTTGAACACCTGGCACAACCTCTACCGGTTCACCTGGAAAATAAGAAGTTTCTGGTAAACCAAATTGACCAAAATCTGTTAAATCAATAGTAGGAGCTGGTTCAAAGATAGTATTAGGGATTGCTTCAATTTGATACATTTCTTTAAGTTTTCTAGAGATACTCCAGGTAACTTCCTGCACCAGACCAATTGGGTGATTAGCCCCAGTAGCTCCAAACCTCACAGAGGATTGGAGAATGTTCATTGCTCCTACAGGACGCAACGCTGTGTAGTCATTCTGATTGGCTACGCCATCAGCTGCCCGGCTACTGCTAATTGGTAAAACTTGATTCGTCGACATCTATTTCTCCTATCAATCCTTATACACCAGTAGGTACGACAATATAATAAGTACCATCAGTGTATTTATGGGTATAAACACCTTCCCAAGCGTATTTAATAACCATAGTATCAGCCCTATTAGAGCTGCGTGTAACTGAAAGATCTTTGTATTTAACAACAATCTTATTTTGCTTATACTGAGAGAAAAGCAAGCTAAGATAGTTAAGCATAGCAGTTGCATGAATACCTGGGTCAGGCATCAGCTTGCCCTGGAAATTTCTTTCCATCTGATTAGCAATATCAGTGTTAATATAATCCTTACTGCGGATTATATTTGGATTCTGACGTTCAAGGGTTGAACTATCAGTCGTAAGATCATCAATAACCTTAGGTTGACCAATACTACCAACAGGCTGGAGAAGATATAAAGATTCCTGACCAGCACGTGTTAACCTTGACTTCGAGTAGTAATTATCAAAATCTTCACGATACAGTGTGAAACCAGGCATAATTTTACCCATAACCTCTACGTTAGGGTTAGCTCCAGGACGTGAGTTGTAATAGGCTGTAATTAAACCTGCAAGGAAAGATCCATCCACCTGGATAGTTTCACTTTGACCTGTTGGGTTAGTGAAAGTAACACGGCCACGAGGTGCATTTATGAATATAGTTCTTTCGTTAGTAAGTAATTGCTTTCTTCCAATCAATGAAGCTGGAGTATCAGCATCACCTAGAGGATAATTAGCAGGACCGCCAGTCCAATACATCCTGTAGTAAGCATTTTCAGGAGCTGATCTCTCAAGGACACTGAACGCTGCCTGAACCTGAACTGACTCGGAAGAATTCAACACCACTAAATCCTGAATATTACGCTCTTTAACTGACAGGATAGCATTAATATAGTCAGCATCAGAGTTTGTCTCAGGTACAGGAACAATTGATATCTGTGGAAGACCTATAATGTTCATAGCAACGTCCACAAAAATATTACCTGGGTAATCACTTGCAGCTGTTTGCCAGTCATTAGAAAACTGCTGATAGTCATCATACACGTATGTTTTCAGATAGTCAGTTAAAGGTCTTTTGTACCTGTAGTTTACATAGAATGTAGACCCAGGGGCAGGAAGATTAAAAGAAGTATTGTTCCAGGTAATTACACCATTTGGATCAGCTGTGTAATCACGTGGTGATTTATAGTTATCCATTCCCGCCAAAGTACCAACTTTGTCAAAAATAGTACCCACTGTATTTAAAACAGTGTCGGTATTTTTTGAAATATTCAAACCGCTAAATGTTCCTACATAAAGAACTTGCCCATTAATAAAGCAAGAATTAACATTAAGAGAGTTTAATCCATCAGCAGTAGTCCTGTTATTAAATGTTAACCCAGAATCTGATGAAACCTGCAAACCAGTTGATTGAGCAGCGTATACATAGTTATCAGACACAGCAAGGTTTCTAACAGCTCCAACCACTGTCGTAGGAGAAAACCCAACACCTGAATCTATTGAGTAATCTAATCCAGAAGATGTTGCCACAAAAATGTTAGCCCCACGTGCATACACGTCCCTAACATCATTAACAGCTAATCCCTGAGAAGTAGTAATTGTACTAGTGAAAGTAGCCGCATTATCTGCACTGACATCTATTCCAGATGCACTGCCTACAAATATCTTACTCGCAGAAGATTTATCTATTGCTACAGTTCTTATGTTATTGCTAAGTAATCCAGCATTCTTACCTTGGGTTGTTACAGCCACTGTAAAACCTGTATTAAAATCTGCAATATCAGGCGCAATATGACCAGCAACATCCGCTGTAATTGTAACCTGATTTGAAAGTACAGTAGCAGTTATTCCTGATAACGCTGTAATAGCAGCTTGCGTTGCTGAGGCAACTGCTGAGGCTGAAGCGCCAGCTGTAATATCAATTACTACACCTGTTCTGTTTAAAACGTTTGGATCATAGTTACCATTGCTAACTCTATACCAAGCATAGTAATCAGTTGTATCTGAGCTAAAGGTAAAGTATTTTGAACCAAGCCCTACTACCATTCCAGTGCAAATAATTTGACTAACTTCTGCAATTGGGTTTGCACCCTGTGTCACAACTGAAATTGTAAATCCACTATTTCCAGGTGAAGCATCGGCAGTAACCCCTACAACTGAGTTAGTGCAGGTAACAACATTAGTTGTTGGAGATGCGGAGAACGGAGTTCCTGAAATAGCATTAAGAGCCGTCGAAACAGCTGTCGCCACATCATCAGCAGTAACAGCCGCTGAAACATCGACCTCAACTAATATCCCACCACCAGTTGGTACTGGGGCTATATCAGTTCCTGTTTCATTAAACCACACCCAATATGCAGCAGCATTTCCACCTGAGCGAATAACAAAATATTTACTACCTAATCCAGTAGGTACTGTGCAAGCTATGTCAGTTATTTCAGCAACGCCAGCTGTACCCTGTGTAACCGTAGACAGTGAAAAGCCAGTACCGACAATATCGATATCGACAATATCAGCCGCTGTTCCAGTAGTATCATTAGTTACGGTAACAGTAGCATTATTAACAGTTGCAGTGAATGATAAACCCTGCTGGCTATTAATTGCCAATGCTGTGGCTGCAGCAACTTGGTCAGGAGTAAAAGTTGGCTCAACTGCAACTTCAATTGGATTTGCAGGAGTTAAAGTTCCGCCACCAGCAACATTATACCAAACAGTGTAGGTAGTTGTTGGAGAGCTTAAGCTAAAGCTTTTATCCTGCAATGTCACTGTTGTATCAGCTATAGTAGTAACTGTACTGACTTCAGCCGCACCAGTTTGGTTAGTTATAACAAAACTTGCGCCATTATCAGTAGATACAGCCAAGCCACCAGATGTCGCTATATACCAGAAATTACCACTCGCCTCAACATCATTAACAGTATTAGCAGGTAAACTAGGGTTTGATGTAGTGTTATAAATTGTAAAAGTCTGACCAAGGTCAGATGAAACGCCGAGACCGTTTGAAGTTGCTACAAATAATTTACCACCATTGTAAAACACTGCATTAACAACGTCAGAGGGAATATTAGAGTTAAGCGTATTGTAGCTATCCCAGGTCTGACCGCCATCCTCAGTTACCTGAATACCATTAGTAGATGTTCCAAGTATGATAAGAGAATTTGTAGCGGCATAAATAGAGGTAATACTATCACTACCGGTGAAATGATGAGAAAAGAATTGAGTGCCTAAAAGTTGGTTTGTTTTTGTTACAGCCTCACCCCTCACCACGAGGTAAGGGTTGAATTTACCTATAACGTTAAGTAATCTGAAAGATGACGATAAATTAGCTGACCCAGGCTGCGTGATTTCCTCTAACGTTGTGCCTGGTAATTGATATCCTGCCATATTGTTAATTTCCCCTGAATTAGGTTTTTATTATCCCTAAAGATAAACTATGTAAATTATACAAAATTAATCACATTTTTTTGTTTGACTTTTTTCTATAAAAAAATTATATGAGTACAAATATCAGCAGTTGGACTATTTTATATATAGTCAGATGTCACGTTTAAATCAGGTAATAAACTCACCTATTGTTTTAAATTATACTTTTTATAACAATAGCACTATAACATCGCCGTTTACCTTTAATAAGGTAGAATTATACAGAGTTAATTCTAATGGTACAGGTACTCTGATCGAGACTCTGACTAATCCAACCCCCAATATTGTTGAAATATCACCGGGAAATTTTCAGTATACTTTTTCACCTGTAACTACTCCTGGTTTGTATTATGACAAGGTATACCTTACACCTACCTCTGGAAGCGGTGAATTTACAGACAGTATAGAATTTTCTATAAGAGAAGTTTCTTTATCATACAGCGGTACCCCGCAAACTCAACTACATCCAACCTGCAGAGTCTACGGTACTATATTAAAACCAGATGGGCAACCTATGATAGGATCAAGGGTGGTTGCCAACATAACAGTATTTCCTGCCAGGATTAATTCCACAGAGTATGCCATGACTCAAGTAAAACATGTTACATACACTAATGAACTTGGCTATTTTTACCTTGATCTTGTTAGATCTGTAAACTACAGAGTTTTAATCCGGGATTTACTTTATGACAGCTACATAACAGTTCCTGAAACTGAAAATTCTCTATTGTGGGCGATAAGTGCCACTAAAGAAGTTGGTGACGACACTTCAAACGATGTAACTGCTGGTCAAACAAGCTGGTAAAATGAAATACGTAAACGGTATCCAATTCGATCCAAGAAGCACAATGGATGTGCATCGCACATTCCAACAAGCTTTAAATAGGAATAGAATATTACTTTCATCTTTAGGTTCACCAGTATCATTCTTCTATTTTCAAGGCAATAAACAAATAGACATAGCTGGTAATTACTTAAAACCAATACCATGCTATTGCGCTTTGGATCAAAAAGGTTCACCTAAAGATCCTGACCCAAACCACCGAGCTTGCTATGGAACAGGAACATTGCCTGGATTTGAGAGGTATGGGTACAATACCGTTGTTATAGCCACCACAACACCAAACCTAACACTTAATAATATATCAAGGACAACAGATGAAAATGGTAGAGTTTCAAAGTTTATAATTTCAGGAAATTTACTTGAGGGAGACATTATAACTGATAACTACCAATTACAAAATATAAAATCAATTAATTTCTTTCGGTTTGCTGAATCTGTAAACTTAGATCAGAATAGAACAGAGTACTACTACTCATCAGATAATGGTGCAACATATGTAAGAATACCTGTTGATTATACTGATAAAACAAATCCTGTCCCTGATATCTCCGTAATTCCGAACACTATCAACCAAATACGGTTTAAAATCACACTAAAAAAAAGATTTGCCAGCTCTTCATCCCCTGTATTCGGGTATATTAAATTCAGGTTTAGGGATCAGTTTTTATTATCAGAAATAGATAGCAGATTTAGAGAAATTAATATCCCAGCAACGCTTGCTGCTCAGTATATAAACCCATACCTACTAAAACAAAAAGAGGTCGGCGTTGTAATCGACAGCGAACCCCAATGGTGGACTTTACCTGAAGCTGCAGTTAATAATGGAGATGTAATTTTACATCTTCTGGGACATAACCAAGGTAAAATGTACACTGTATCAAATTTAGAAGTTAGAACATATGGCAAGATAGGTTCTGCACTTTCACTAAAATTTAACACGAAACTTATACCACAAGACACTGACAGTCTTGGGGTACTAAAGTATTTAGCAGAAGATAACGAACTTAAAAATTTCAAACCCTTTGAGCATTTCAATATCGCAAGTTATTTTCCATCTGAAAGAGATTGGTCACTGACCAACTACCACAGTAATTGGCCTTAAGGAAAAATCACCATATTTCCATTGTAAGAAATAATTAGTCCATCTGGACTAGAAATTCCAAAAATAGAAAACGCTTCTTGATTCTCCACTATTAAACTACATAGTGCTGGGTAGACCTCACTGTACCCATACTGATGCCCTGTTAGGCTACTAAATTCTTTTTGTAAATAAGTAATACATTCTAAGCTAACTCCCAGCGGTTTAGAATAGTAATTCTTATTTACTTTGGAATTAACTATATAGTTAGCGATAGTTTTTATTTGATTAGCTGAAAACTTCATTTAATTTAAGTAAACTTTAAAATCATTATAATAAACTGAATACACATTCTGGTTTATTACGCCAGCACTTATCCCAAAGTATTCAAATGTATCCTTATTATCAATAATAAATTCAACTATTTGCACTGGCGACAGGCAAAATTCATCCAACAATCTTTGAAATTTATCAGAATCACACTGGTAATAACTGTGAATTACAATCGCAGATGTTATTAAACCAATTAAATCTTTAACTAGTTTAACCTTATTAATACCACTATTCATTTGTATGAAGACTAACAGATATAAAATTCATCTTTTTAACATTCAACCCCAGACGGAGTATTTCCTTATCCCTGACTTTTGCCGCTTCAATTGCCGACCTATGCAGTCCAAAGTCATAATCAATACCTTTATGCCTTAATCTAGCCCTATACAAATTTTTTGTTACCTGAGTTACCCCGTGGTACCCGGTTTTCTTATTTGAAGATTTAGCTACAAGTTTTTTAACTTCATCCTCAGAAGTCAATGCTTCATCCGCAACATTGATATGGGCCTTATCCCCGTAGTACTTTCTTGAGTAAAAATCTCTCACAAGTGCAGCATCACGTTTTTCATTAAATGACCCAAGATAATATAGTTGCCCCTCATAAGTAATATAGGATAAATACTTATTAGTAATTTTGTTTAAGTACACCCCCGTATACTCAGAATCAGCAGTGTTTTTCCTAACGTGATGGCTTAAATCTCTCCTACTGGTAACCAATAAATTTTCCCTAGTAAGCTTAAGGAGGTTTCTGTCTTTAACATAAACTATCTGACCTTTCTTTGTCTCCATAATCTCTTTTTGCATGTAGGATGGCTTATATTTACCATTCTTTTCATTTTTTACCCACCTAAACACGTAACCTTTGGAGTTACAGCACCACTTGTGTTTAGACAATATTTCATACATATCTTCATCGACAGTAACAAATTTATTATTAGGTAAAGGTATCTGCTTTGTACTCACATTGACCAATGTATAGCATATTGGATATTATTGCCAAATTTTTTTTATTATTAATAAGTTGCCAACACTTATGTATTTTATTACTGTGAACTTGGAGAGGTATGGTGAATTTAATGATCCAGGAACACTATTAAATATTGATGAGTATTCAATTACCACCAACATTAAAATTATATTCCAAAACCTCTTCTTTAACGCTTTTTTAGACAGAAACACTGATATAAAAGAAAGAAGCCTCGCTGTGCGTGAATTCCTGGTAAAAGATTACTTTGAAACAAAACCCAGGGATAAAGATCCAATATTTATTCACAGAGATTACCCATTTCAAAATAGAAAATACCCGCTAATTCTGATAGAAACTGCAGATACTAAAGAGGAAAAACCATACTTGGGGTGGGATAATATAGCCGAAACCAATGTTATAGATTTACCTAACGGTATTAGAATTGGCCAGATCATAGAAACACAGCACCATACTGGAAAATTAAATGTCAGGGTAGGGGCAAGAGGCATAGATTCACGTGATACGCTATGTGACTTTGTTGCAAGTACAATGCAGAATTTTTACCGCAGTAACTATGTGTTTGCTCATCCAGATGGTAGATCATTTTATCTTATTCACCTTGGAGCACAGCCTGTCGAAAAAACTTTAGACAGATCACCATCCACAGATGGTATCGGTGGGGAACAGTTTCCAGTATTTACTGGCGCTGTGTCTAACCACTTTAAAATAGAGCACTACTTTGTAAAAGAATCTTACGATTATATATTCCGCTTCAGAAAAAATATTTCAGGAACAGTGACAATAGCTTAACTATGAAAGATAAACTTAAAAATATAGTTACACGTATTATCACTGATCCAAATAACGATTTGTACGGCATTTCTTATGAAGAATATAAGGAAATATATCGTATAGTAGAAAAATATTCAGGTTTCTTTTCTATATACAGTATAACACCGGGACCGAATGATAATATATTATACAGAGGGAATATAGTTTATAGAACATGAACCCACAAATTATAAAATCCGTAATAAACACCATAGTTAACGAAGGGGTTAAAGAATACCTTGAAGTTATAGGTATAAATATCTATACCATCCAACCAAAAGGTACAAAGCGTTTGAATATCATATTTAAAATAGGTCACACAAAGATAAATGAATCGGACCTTATGAGGTCTTTATCTAAACTTATAAGATCAAATTCTGAGATATTTTCAATATATGGAATTACAGAGTCATCAGGGTTAGCCCACTACAATGGTACGATAATAGAGTTTAAATATGTCTGATAAAGAAAAGATAAAATTAATTATAGGCATTATTAATAATATAGAGCCTTACGACAATTCAGATGAACATGTTGTTGTTAATAAAGAATACACTAACACGCTACTAAATAAATTTGAATTATTTAGTGGAAGTTCATATTTAGACATGACATGCTACGCAATTGTTTCCAACTATAAATCCTTATTTGAAGTATACAGCATAACCACTAGTGCCAGAAGAAACATTTCTTATATTCAGTACTTATCAAGAGCCGTTAATTGGCGTCAAAGTAACGGAGATGTTTTTTAAATGGATGATAAAGAAAAGATAAAAATTTTATCAATAATATTACTGCCATGAGTAAGTACTCAGTGAACATATCTACTAAGTATACACAAGAAATTTCAAAAATTTTTATTGGGTATTCTTCATATGCCGAAAACAGAACATTGAACATGTCCTTACATGATTTTGTTTCCAAATACAAAGATATATTTGACATTTATAGTATTACCGTAAGTAATTACAAAATAGAAGGTTCTTTTATAAAATACAAAGATGTACCTATCTATTGGGGATAACTATGCAGAATGAAAAAGAAAAAATAAAGGCTATTATCAGTTTAATACCACATCTTGACAAACATGTAAATTTTCCAGTGAGTATGCTTGGCACACTGCACAATGCTTTTAACACTAAGGAAGAATGGGACCTTAAAAGTAAAATTTATACGATAATAAAAAAACACAAAGATATATTTGACATATACTATATAAAACCATCATCATTGTATTATTTTGATTACATGGGAACACCTGTAGCCGCAGTTGATGAAGAAGAGTATAATAATTATGACTCCTGAAAAAATTAAAGCTATTATAGGTATTATTAATCATGGGTATAAACATACCAGGGAAGAGCATTTTTATTCTGAAGATATATGGGTTATATCAGCTAAATACTATAGAGAACTAAAATCACTATTTAATACCTACAATGTGTTTTCTGAAATGTCAGAAATAGTTAGCAGCTACCCTGAAATATTCAATATATACGGAATAGGTGAAGCTTGGAATTCTATTACATATATGGATTTGCCAGTAGAGGTTCAAGAATAGATTATGGGTGATAAAGAAAAAATAAAAGCTATTATTAATATCATACCAAACCTCACTAAGAGAAAAAATTTTGGTGGGTATATATGCAGTAAAGACTATACAGAGTATTTAAATAGTATACTTAATAGCGATGAATCTAATTACTATTTAACTAGTAAAATAGTTAGAATTATTGATACTTACCCTGATATTTTTAATTTTTATAACCTTAAAGCTGGAATATCATCAATTTATTATAATAATAATCAGATTTACTGGTCATTTCAATATGAGTAACGATAAAGAAAAAATAAAAGCTATACTTGGTATAATTAATAATGGTTCCCAAACATTCCTGGAAGAGGATGACACTGTTTTTTATTGGAAAATAAACAAAGAATATTCACAGTACTTAATGAAAGTGTTTGAATCTAATACACCTCAAGAATTAATACATAAAATGTCAACTATGGTGCAGGATAATGCCGAATTTTTTAAAATCTACGGTATTGCAGGTTATTGGAATGATCTTGAGTATAAAGATTATTGGATAATGATCTCTAAGGATTAATTAATATGGGCGACAGAGAAAAAATAAAAGCTGTTATTGATACTATCAACTATCTTGATGATGATGACAATATGCCTGAGAGTCAGTACATTAAACTATGTAAGGTATTTTCTGTTGATGGGATAACTGGATTAAAGTCTGAAATAGAGTCATTGATAATGAAATACCCCGATATTTTTGAATTTTATCAAATTACATTATCACCATCCTTTTTATTTAAATATAAGGGGTTTGGTGTATACTTACAATGAAAGATAAAGATAAAATAAAAGCAGTTATTGAGATCATCAATAATGTAGAAGAACATAGGCTGTATTTTCAAATAACCCGTGGATACAGAGGTCAACTAGTAAATATATTTAATATACATTTCATCAAGTACAATTACGAGTTGGATTTAACGAAAGAAATTAAAAAACTTATAAATAATAATGAACAATTATTTAAATTGTATGGAATTGGAATTTCAGATACAATGGATCAAATAACTTATAACGGAAAACCGCTGTACCCTTCATGAAAGATAAAGATAAAATAAAAGCGGTAATTAATTTAATTAATTATATTGATGATAGGTACAACATCCCAAAGGAAGAACTTTATAAACTCAATAAAATATTCAAATCTAATGATATTTGGAGTGATATAAAAAAGTTAATAGGTAAATATCAAGATATTTTTCAATACTACGGAATATCAGAATCAAGAGTTTACCTTTTTGTATACAAAGGCAAACAGGTTAGTTATATATAAAATGTCTGCCGACAAATATCAAATAAAAAAATATCTTAATTTAGTTAATCTTATTGAAGAACAAGATAAGATTACAGGTCAATACTACATTAAATGGAAGCTTGCAGATGGCGCTGATACCAGAAAGAATTTATATGACATTATAAAAAAATACCCGGAAATATTTAGTATGTACGGGCTTACAGCACACGCCGGTGAATTAATGTATCGTGGAGAAACCCTTTTGTTTTATTGATTTATTATTTGACAAATATTTATAAAATTAGTACCATGTAAGTATGAATTCTTATCTAAAACCATGTGGTACAATGGATATTTTTGGGAATTCCATAGGGTCTTATTTTAGTAACTCCGACCTATGTACTATTTTATCCAGTAATATTCCAGATATAAAAAAATATTTATCTCCCGGTTTAACTGATGAAAACTCAATTCATAAAATTATCACTAGTAACAAGCTCAGCAGGAACAAAGAAACATTTGATGAATTAGTCATAAACTATATTTTAAATAAACTTGGACACAATACAATATTGCAATATAAATTAAACAAATATAAAATAGATATTTACTTACCCGATAAAAGTATCGGAATAGAATTTCTTGGACCATCACATTTCTGCGTAACAAGGTATGGTATTCCAAAAAATCCAATAGAAAGATCTATGAGAATAGAAGATAAATTTGGTATACAAATAATTAATTGGCCTTTTTGGATGCCAAAAATATCTAAAAATGTTGAGTCAGTACTAAATAATACAAAATGTATATTTTCTATGTGGAATTCTAATATTTTATACTCAGATTTTTATTTCGATAATTCAGATGAGTTAATAAAAAAAATTAATAGTCAATTTAAAAATATAAATCCATTGAGCATAGGATATATGTATGAAAAAAATATCTACGGTTACATAAAACCAGAGCATCCAATAATTAATAAAATTAGAGTTAATAGTGATAATTTAGTTAAACTGTTGCCTAAGAAAAGTTCTGACATTACCTATTATATTCCTGAAGAGTTTTTAAAATAAAAAAAAGGGGAGCTTAGCTCCCCCCCCCTTAATTTAACCAGTATGGATCTTAGTACATCCAAAGAGGTGTTACAGCGCCAGCCGACTTGGCGTAGACAACTGAACGTGGATTGGTAATTGCCATACCTTCCGACTTGTAATAGAACCAGCCGAAACGAGCATCACCATTAACCATTTGATCCCCAGAATAGACATCCAACGAAACTCGCTCCGCAAGGTAGCCAACGTACCTTGGGCCTGCTACTGCGAATGCATGGCCTTCTGGAATAACTTCGTTTTCCAGACCGTCTTCATCAACACCAGCAAGTACGTACAGGTTGTAATCAAAGATCTTGCCCATGTAGCCAGATACAAACATATCACGGCTAGTAATTGGATCATAGTCAGATGACTTAACCAATGACTTACGGAGCTGTGAGTAATCCTTTCTGTTAAAAAGGAACTTATCGCACTCCAGGCGGTGACGTTCCATCTCTACTGCCATGTCTTCAATCAGGTTTACAGTCATACCACCAACGATGGTCTTATTTGTATTCTTGATTGTAGATGCCTTACGGAGAGCACGTACAAGAGTACGGTCTTCTGCAAGAGCGATCTGACGAGGTACCTTTTCAAAGATACGATCAATGATGTTGAATGAACGCTGATTCACTTCCTTAATAGAAACTGTAGGAAATGAAGTGAGTTCAAACTCTTCAAAGAATGTACGGTTACCAACAATCGCTGTTTTCAGAGTTTTTGCATCTTCTGCAACGATAACTGCTGGAACATTGATGTCGTGTTCTACTGCAGGAATTACACCCATTCCGAGTTCAATCTGCTGAAGAATATCAGGAGTAAACCCGATGTAGTCCAGACGATCATAAACCAGAGAGATTGAATTCTGAGCGAACTTAAGGCGATCAGCTGGATTATCTGAGTAAGCCATAGCGATAAGTGCCTGGCGCTCTTCTGTGCTAAGTTCAACTGCTTTTTTAACAGCAGCAGCACCACGAACTTTGCTCATCTGAGTAGCGGCATATGCGCTTTGGTTAATAGCATCTGCTTTGTCCCAAGCATTCATCTCACCTTTTGAGTTGAACATTGAGCCTTCAGCACCTGTCTGAACCTCACCTTTTGAGTTTTCACCTGCGTAACGAGGAACTTTAGACGCTTCAGCGAGAACATTCGCACGGAAGTCCTGCTGAGCTGTATAAATACCTGCTTTTTTTACACGGGCACCCTCTTCTACTGTTGCAGAAGAAGCTTTTTTATTTTTTAATACTGAATCTTTCCAAGACATTCTAGTCCTCCCCTATTACACTGCTGTCCACTTCAGCTTAACATGCAGAGCTGGATCTTGCAATGTAGGTACTTTTGTTACGTAACCAATTGTAGGACCTGCTGCTGTAGAGTCTGAAACAAAGCCAGTAATACTTACTTTAACGTTACCATTAAGAGTGTACTGCTTGCTTGTGTCGTATACTAACAGAGCTACTTCGCAGTTTTCTTCAAGAACAGCAGTAAGACCGCTACCCATTGAATTGTCGAAGCCAACAACTGACAAATCCTTATAACGATAAAAAATCGTCAGAGGAGTTGAAGCGGCAATAGAGCCGCCGCTACCAGTTGCAACAGTAGTAATAACACCGTTAACTGCATTTACAGTATAATCAGTCATTACTGCGTAAGGTGTACCAGTAGTAGCATTAACAACCAATACATCCGCAACATTTGCGTTTTTAAGGTTGATAACTTGTGGATCAGTTGCAGTCGTTACTGCTTCTGCAGTTGCTTTGTAAAATGATTGAGTTTTTGCATTGATAAACATACCGGCAGCTTCTGTTGAGGTACCATCGTGGGCCTTAACAACAACTTTACCGTTAGTATCAGTAGCAAGCATTCCAATCATGCCTGGGATGAATTCTGCGTTTTCATCCACTTCGCGTGAAATAATTTGGTCTACATTGGAAAGTAAACGCACACCACGAATGAGTGCGGTACCCCAGTTACGACCGAGGCGTGTATTGCCTCCAGTTACAGCGTATGATGCTGGCATATCTTATTCCTCCTATTATGCTCTCAGTCTATCGAAGATATTTTTAATATCAACTGAAGTCTGTTCTGTTGATACAGTGCGCAGTGCTGGCTTCTTCGCTGAAGCAGTTCTTACTTGCTCAACTTCGCCTTCTGCAGCTGCAGTCTTCTCTTCTTCGCTAAACAGTGCTATCTTAAACGTAGAAACGTCTTTTGCTCTGCGGAGCAGTTCAGTTTCAGAAGCATTTGCATAAGTAAGACCACGCTGGATCAGACCTTTTACACTCTCTTCAAAACTATCTGCTAACACTTCAAAAGAAGCTTCGACAGCCTTATCCTCTGACATACCAGCTTCCTGGAATGCCCGGATCATCCGTGCTGCCAACGGATTTGCAATGATTGATTTAAATTGCTCTTCACCAGCAACTTCAAAAGCTTTGCGAACTTTAAGAGCAGCTTCAGTAGAAAGAGTAATAGACGCTTTCTTACCTTTTACATGCTCAGAACCCATAGCTGGCTCTGCTGAACCATACTGTTCACCAAAATTTTCTGGGAACTCTGAAGTATCTGTATTGAATTTACCGTGCTCTGACTTTGCTCCTTTAGCAATGTCACCTGAACCTTGCTGGAACCACTTGTCATACTCACGTGTATTCATAACTTTGCTGGTTTCACCGATATCTTTAATAAGTTTATCAGTGTACTTCGCTTGTTTTACACCTGCAGTTTTAGTATTAAGATGAGCATCAATAGTACGCTCAATAATAGCTTCAACCATACTTTCTTTACCCGCTTTACGGAGAGAGCTGATAACTTCAGGCATATTTTTCCAAGAAGCAACAACAGCATCTGGAATTGCTTTCAGATCCCGCTCTGATTCAATAGTACCTTCCTGGATTGCAGAAACTAATTGCTCTGCTTTACGGATAGATGCGATTGCACCGGCTTTTTTAGAAGAAATTTTAGAAGATGCCTCTTTAGCTTCTTCTTTCTTTTCATCCTCTTTAGATGACTCTTTTTCTTCTTTCTTGTGTTCCATGGCGCTCTTAACTTTTGGTTTCTTAATGAAAGCTTCTTTAATTTCTTCCTCAAGCTCCTCTACATCTTCGAGCTGCTCATCACCTTCTTTTGCGACTTCCTTACCCTCTTCAACCAACTCCATTCCATTGTCGTATTCTTCCTTTGGAACTTCGCCAGCATCGAGTGAATCAACCGCATCAGTCAGTTTATTAATGCTATCTGTCAACACTGACAGAGTTTCTTGTAATTCTTGTGCTACACCACCGATTTGACCTGTTTCAGATGCAATATCTGAATCAAGCTCTTTCATCTCTTCAACAGGTGCTTCCAGTTCAGGAGCAGCCATATCAGTTTCAGAAAGTTTCATCTTCTTAAACAAAAGTCCACGAGCAGTAGTTGCTTTAGCATTTAAAGCTTTGATAGCTTTACGTGCCTTGACGATTGCAGTTGAGGTAGCTTCTTTAGCTAAAAGAAACTTTTCAGCGTTTGAGGTAGCCTTTTTCGTTTCATCCGCCACTTCGGTTTTTGTTACAGAACCGTCCGGGCTAAATGAGAATTTTACTTTAGGCATATGGTAATTTCCCCCTCTTGCTTTTAATAAAGTACTTAATTGTTGATTTTTTAATGACAAATTTTTATTTTTATCATTAATAATATCCTTAATTAAGTTGTCTAAGTTACTTAACTTACCATCTTTCTGAGTTGATCCCAGAGATGATAATTCAAGTAATGTATTATTAGACCATTGGTAATCACGCAATTTTTTCATTACGTATTCAGAATCTTTCTCAGTAACTTTTTTTTCTTGTACGGAAAGATCCTCAAGTATTCTATTTATATCATCAGTTAATTGTTTGTATGTATCGAAATTAGTTTGAACGTACTGCTCTTCAGGTGACAGCTCAGGCTTTAACTCCTCAGCAGGTGCGGATGACTCCGTATCACCACCATTAGTATCACTGGAATCTAAGCCAATTCCTCCACCACCGAATCCACCGCCACTTGAAGAATCACCACCAAAAAGATCTTCTCCAACTGTAGTAGAATCATCTGCTAAATCATCACCCCCACCATCTGGCGTTGGTTTACCACCCATATCAATAGTTGGGCCATCATCTGATGGCTCAGGGTGTTCTACTGCAAATAGTACCTTCATTTAAACAAATAATTGTTTTAATCTGTTTGATTCCTGGTTTTCAGTTTCAACAGATGGTTGCTCAGACTGAGTAGGCTCGCTGCCCATTTCAGTCTCCGTTCCGGTATTGTCGGTATTAAATACAGAGTTACTCATATCAGTTTCCTGAGTATCATCGTTAGATCCCGTAAAAACATCACCCGTTACGGACCCTTCATCTCCCTCTCCGGACAGCCCTGAAGCTGTTTCCTGAACTGCCTTATCTATCTCTGCATTTAAATCTGATTCTTGATCACCACTTTCATCTGCGGAATCTTCCTGGTTATCAGACTTATCTTCTAAATCAAGGTCAAAATCCTCATCTTTATTAGACACCTGCTTCTCATTACCGCCTTCATCAACAATAGTGATATTTATAGTTCCGTATTTATCTATTTCCATCCCAGACACAGCATACTTAGGGTCTAATTTTTGAATTTCAGTATTGAGGTGACCAAGTACTGATTTAACAACATCTACATCTTCAGAAATGTACTTGTAATCACCTTCATCAACATTCGCAAATGTGTGTTTTATCAATACAGCAGCTGACATTCTGATAAACTCAGATTTAGATGATGTCCTTACCAGCTTGTAGGCAAGTTCAGGTGAAATTTGGTACTGATCTATAAATTGCTTAACAGCCCGTTGCTCTTCTAAAGTTGCACCACGTTCAACAAAATTATTAATTCCCTCTGACATTTTAGCAAGAGTATCGTCGCTAATGTAGTTATTCCTAAGGACACTAGCCATAGTATCAGCAGGTATACCTGATTGGTTAACAAAATCAGTAAGAAGGCACTCCACACCCTCAGTGTAAGCTTTAAAATATTTACGGAGAAGGTCTTCATCGTTGAATGCATCATCAACTATTTTATCCATAACATCTGAAGCTATTCTGGTATTTGACTCCATAGAATTAACTATGTATGAATATACCTGGTGAAAAAATTTATCTTTCTCCCCACCAACTAACATTGCCGCCACTATATCTTCAAGATCGTAGCCGCCAGTTATTCTAGTAGTAAGCTGAGCAAATTTATTAAATATTGAATTCAATGCATTTTGGATAGCTTTAGTGGCTGGTTTTTTTGCATGAGTGTGTATAAGAGTTATAAAGTATTTAGCAACTTCAACCATAGTTGCCTTTACCTCCGGCTCTTTATTTTGAACAAACTCATAAATATTTTCAGAAACACTGCCGAGTAAATCATCATATAAGTATACTTTTGCCTCTTCAGCGTAAGTATCTATATGTGTAATTATGGAGCTATGAAGTTGTGCCGGGTTATCACTTTTTGAAATAAAATTCATATACCCATTACTTGCTGAAGAAATTACCCCATTCAAAGCTGATTGCTGTGTTTGCCTTTTTATATACTCAACTACAGATTTAGGAAATCTTATTTTTGATCTCATCTCAGAGTTGCTTAAAAATGATTTGTAGGCAGCTATGATAAATTCAATAACGTTATCTTGTAAAAATACTCTTGAGTTACTTTCCTGAACTTCCTCAGGCTGTGGCATAGCAATTTTAATATTAGCTATGTCAATCCCAGAGAATAGTTTATTCTCATTAATATTTAATTCTTTACTAGGATCTTTTTTTGGCTGTTCAGAGTCGTTACTAAAGAGATTATTTTCAGAGCTTTCAGTTTCAGTACCTTTATTATTAGAAAAATAAAAATCATAAGCTTCTGGAGATTTTGTCTTAATATCTTCCATTACCTTATTAAATATTTTTCCCCTGTCTAGATTTGACCCTGAGCTATCTAATTTTTCTTTAACACCCTTAATCCATTCTTCAACAGATTTCATCTTATCAGATGAACCTTCTGAAAAATTACCAATGTCTAATTCAGCCTTCTTTACTGTGGATGCAGATTTTGTCTTATTAAAATAATCAAGCATCTTGGCAGACATTTGCTGCGCAACAGATTGCTCTTCCGCACTTAAAGAATTCTGATCCTGATCAGTAACTTCATTGGATTTTTTTACAATAGATTTAGATACTTTAAAAATGTGTTTAAAACCACTTTCTATTTTTTTAATTTTGGCTTTAATAGTAGAATCTAATTCAGCCGTTACTATAGTGTCTGTACTCACTTAAACTACCCCATAAGTCTCTAATTCATTAATTATTGAATCCAATTTAACATTAAGATGAAGTTTCTCTTCAAGACTAGCAGTTGCTAATTTCTTATTAATGTATCCAAAAAGATGCACCAGACTCATCAAGTCTTTGTCCCCAGGATTAGAGTTTGCAACTCTAAGGATAGTTCCAGGTACCCAATCTTTAACTACATCAAGGACATAGCTAAAAGCAAACGCTGGGTTTGTTACACCGCTTAATTCAAAAAAATCAACACCTTTAACCATCTCTGCAACAAGTGTTTTTGTTCTAGGATGTCTGCGGTTGTGGTAGCGAGTAAGGCATTCGCACTTTGTCATATCCTCGGTATTATGGCCGCAATTTGTGCAAATAGAATGAGTTATAGTGCATCCCATAGAAACACCTTGCTTCTCAGGGTAAGTGGTTAGTGTTCTAGCTACATCAGGTGCTTTTGTTTTATCTACACCAATTAAACAACTAATGATAGTTTCACCAGTATCAAGCGTATTAAGTACACTATCAAATACAAAACCAATAGCATTTTCTATTTTATCAGATTTATGGTCACGATAAAATCCACGGTCAGAAAAAGTTTTATAACGAGGAACATTTTTGCGTGGATGCGTATCCACCATCTCTGTGTAATCAAAATAATCACCATTAGCATTTACACAGTGTTCCCAAGCTTTTTTTTGTGGGTTAAGTACGCCAAAATAATCCCCTACATCTACAGCTCTTGCAGTAGCAAAAACGTAGTCATTTAAATGACGTGCAAGTATATGCTTAGTGGCATGTTTTTCGAGTTTATCAGCAAATAGCTTTCTGTTTGAATTTTTTAATTCAATGGGTTTTACATTGTATGTAATCCTTTGATGTGGAACTTTTATATCCATCTATAACCTCAATTGAATTCTACAGAAGATCTTCCATCCGGGTACTTCTCAAAATATTCAACCCCAGAAATATCTGCGAACTCCTCACTTGTATATAAAGTATTAAAAAGTGTCAATTTTCGTGAAACTTCTTTTGTTGATAAAAGGGTTTCTAATATTACATTTTTTATAGACGATTCACCACTAAGCTTACTGAGAAAAAAAGTATCTACAATATTAAGGTACCTTGATCGCTCAAGGTAAAATCCAAGTATCTCCGATATAAATTGGTCAGACAATATAACTGGAGATGCTTTAAGAAAAAGCAAAGGGTCAAAAAATTCAAGAATAGGTTTTTTCATACCATTCTTAAGAAATAAAGTTACCTTCAACTCGTTAGTTGTCATAACATATTACTTTTTTGAAATGCTTTTAAATTCTTCTTCTGAAAAAAAAGATGTTGGGTTTTTAGAATAAACTTGATACGTTAGAGTATAAGGATGCTGCTGAACAAACTTTTTCAGCTTCCGCATCCTTTCTACCCACGAGCTATCCGTTTCTTTGGTTTTACCTGGGAAAAACATTAAACTTATTTAAGTTCAATATCCTCTCTCAAAACAAAATACTGCTCTTGCTCACCAGTTTCCTGGTTTACTTCAGCCCTAAGTTCCCATGCGCAATGGGCGTACCTTGTCAGAACTTTTTTTGAATCCTGGCTAAGGCCAGATGCTCTTTTAACTTCATCCACCTTTACAGCAGCATATCCTGCTGCCTTGTGTTGAAATAAATGCAAGTTAGCGTCCTTGGCTTTCATTTTGTATGTTGACTTTTGACGTTTAGCCATTTCAGCACCATACTCACCATAACCCTCTTTCCAACCAGCAGCATCAGAGCTTGGAGCCTTCATTGATTCCGGTTCAAGATTACGCATTTTACTCATGATGGTATCAGCTACAGATTTAGCTTTATCTGCACTGTGTTGTTTTTTATCCATTTGTATAAGTACTCCTATTAAAAAAGTAGGAATTTGGGGGCATTTTAATTAAACAAAAAATTGACAATTTTTTTGGCCGACATGCAAGTTATTTACTACATTCTATCTATGAAACAACGGGAAATAGCCATCCTTTCACGAGCTATCCCTAAGCTAACCCGTGCGAACCCTAAATCATTCTCCGATTGCGTAAATTCTTTATCTACCATTGAACTTTACCTCTACTTAAAAAACTCTGATGCTTTAAAAGACCAGGGGGATATTATAAATTCCCCAGTATTTAAATTTCAACTAATACTGGAAGCTCCAGATGAGTTAACAGTAACTCACGAAAAAGGTTACATCACCGCAGAATCAGTCTCTGTGATGTGTTCACATGATGCGGAAACTGGAGATCAGGAAGAGTCTGAATTTCGTTCCACACGTACTTATAACTTAGTTGATGACATCAACACTAAGTACTTCAAGTTAATGCACAAAACTTTTGGTACAGATAATCAACCTTACTTACCTATTTTAATTAACCAAGTCTTTAAAAATCATGATAACCGTAGGGATTTTGACTCATCATACTCCTACGCATCTATGATATATGACGTGTTATCAGATAAAGTCTATCTTACTGATTTTACTACTCCTGCCGAAAAAGATTTTGATATAAAAAAGTGCATCTATATTGCCAGCAAAGTGGGATTCAAACAATTGGTAGAGCTGAGAAACAGATTGAAGTCAAAAGGAGTTAAACCTGGTGATTTCAATATTCTTTAAAAGTTTAAACTAACCCCTAGCACTGGTGTTTGAAATCCACCTACAAAATCATGAGCATACCCAAATATGACGCTAGTGTTTTTAAAGAACAGCGTGTTATGCATTTGATACCCGAGGGATACCCCAACGTGCCGCAAACCACCAGAGATATTTAAACTAAACCCATAAATACCCAACAACTTATCGAAACTTACTGCCTCAAATAAAAGCATGAAGTCTGGATAAACCTGATTCTTAACCTGACTATAAAAAATTCCACCACCTAACTTAAAGATAGCCGGGACATATGCGTATGGCCTTGGGGAAGATTTACTGGTAAATTTATAGGTATACTCCCTACTGTAAACATACTTGTTTTTATCCGATATTTTATACTCACCTTTGACTTTTTCTAATTCATATACATGAAAATTTCCAGATTGTTTTATTGTAAAATGATCATCATAGTAATAAAGCTCATTTTTAATTCCAGAATCAAGAAATTTATACACTTCCTCTATTTGCCTTTTATTCATCTCACCTATTTTTGAAATAAAAGCTTTATTGTCCGTTAGCTCATTTTTACAAATAGCTATCTTTTCCTGATCCGTCAATCCGTATACAGGAATAATTAATAGTAAAGTTGCCAATATTTTCATAACTATAATTGTGATAGTACGCTATCTATAGAATTTAATTTGTTAACTATTGTCTTTCCGGTGCTTAAGGAATCATAATTTACTTTTTGATCAGATTCTTTTTTATTTACTAAAACCGCATTTTGCTGTTTATCAACATTTTTACTAAACCCGCCTAATATACCGCGAACAATATTAATAATTGTTTTATTTTTACCAAAAAGGTAGAATAGTATTACTCCAATAACCACTATAAAAAGATACATGAGTATAAACTCAGCCCACAAAGAGACATCTGAGTAAAATTTTTTTAACACACTATAAGCTTTCTGAATATTCATTATTGATTTTCCTCTTCGCCACGATCTTCTTTTAATTCGTTATCTCTAAACTTTTCCTGCTCATATTGGAGATAGTTCTGAACTCTTCCTGATTTTATCAGATCCATCATTGTGCTTTTTTTCAATTTATAATTTGAAGCAAGTGTAAGAAGTTCTAAAGAATATTTACGGATTTCATTATTAAGCACCATGAATTTATCCATATTTCTTTTGTAGAAATCTGGAAATTCTGGATCTTCTTTAGGTTTAAATTTATTTACTGCCGTCTCTTCATTGGTTACTTTAGTGACAATATTTTTTAAAGTAGATATAAAAGAATCACTAAACTTATTGAGCGCCTGATCCGGGTTAAAACTCTCAGCAGGTAATGACTCAGACCCATGAAAAGCCCCAGGTTCGGATACTACAGACTCAACTGTCAGTATTCCATCCCGCAAAGCTGTCTGAACAGACTCTCTAAGCTCAATTTTAAATTGATCAAAAACTTCTTTTTTAATTGATGTAAACAGTCTCTTCCTATGCTCTGACATATCTTTGTCTTTAGCAGAAAAGTCTAGCAGTATCTTTGACAATTCTAAATTAAGAGAGTGTATTTTTTGCAACAACTCAACTATCCTGACTATGTTGGAGTGGTATTGCTGTTTTATCTTCGCCTGAGCTTCTACCAAACGCCTATACACTTCCTCACCTTCATTATTTATAACTTTTGGGTCTATTGTCACCCAAACACCTGCACCCAATGTATCTACCGATGCTTCCTGGAAATAGTTAGTTTTAATAAAGTCAATAACCTTAGTATATCCAGAAACGATATCTCCTTCAAAAATTGTTGGGAAATACTCAGCCCCTTTACCGGATTCTTCATACGTATATGAAATACCATTTTTACGATTAAACTCAGACATTGATTTGGCAACTTTTTTAAATTGGCCACTGTAATTCCTAACGGCGTCGATTTTATCTTTAGCAGCATTACTTAACCCAATATTTTGGAAAGCGTACACATATGCTGGGTTAGGAGTGTATCTCCTAAAATATGGAGTAAAAATTTTCTTAACTTTAGTAACTTCACCAGGTGTACCATCAGGGTTTTTAACTTTTTCAGTATAAGTATTCCACAGTGAATATATAGAGTGAACACTAAATGCTCCAGTATCACCTATCTTCATTTCCATGACCATTCTTGTATTTTCAATAACCCATTCTTCTTTTGTTTTAAAAGCGGTTATTGAATTAAACTTTTTATCATAGAAATTAGGATCATTTGGGTCTACACTATCCCATTCTTTTTTTGCATCACTAACTGTTTTATTAATCCACAGTCTATACCCACTAATTGCATTAGCTATATCGTCTTTCAGGAAGAATCTTTTGAATTTTCTTTGTAACTCCCTATCTTCCAACTTTGAGTAAAAATTTTCTAGATCTGTAACCTTTAGACCTCTGGCAGTAAGATTCTGAATCTCAAAATAATCTTTTGAATCATAACTGGAAAAATTAACCAAATCCCCATCTTTTGACAGGTACATAATAGTTTTACCGCTTTTTATAAGCTGAGCCAACTCCTTATTATCCTCTAAAGATTCCTGCTGTATTTCTTTATTAGTTAAAGTTCCAACTATCTCATTATTTAAAAAATTACCCATTCTGTTATATTGAACAGACATTTCCATAATACGTTTCATCACTGTGGCGTCTGAAACTTTACTTACTCCGATATAAAAAGATGGTAAGGATATTCTAATCAGATTATCTTTAATTTCAATTCGTAAAATATGACCTTCACCTACATGCTTACTTTTAGTTGCTAAAGCTTTGTAGGTAATAAACCCTATTGGCAAATCAACTACTCCACCGTTTACTGAGTAAGTAAGCTCAGTTTCTCCAAATGTAGATCCCGACCAAAGGTAACCATTTTCAAGATTTGATTTAAAATCATTGCTTGATAAACTCTCAGTAAACGAATGCATCCTCAGAATATCTGGAATTAAGTTCTGTAATGGGGTTCCAGTGACATTCTTCTTATACAAATTATTTATGTTATTAGACAGTACAGATACTATAAAGCTCTTAGCCAAGGTTCTGAATTTTTGTGCGGATTCAGCAGGGTTAATATCCTTACCACCCACCTCACCACCAGTTTTTAAAATCTTACTCAATAAATCATTATATATTTGAGCTGTTTTATCTAAAGATTCATTTATTTCTGGATCATCGAATACTTCTCTTACAGAAGAAACTAATTCCTTATTGAAATCTTCAAGATACTTTGAGGTATTTTTAGACATCAAAAGCTCAATACCCTCTTTATTACCTAAAGAAGATAGTGCAATATTTCTAATTTTTGTAAAAAACGCATTCTGAAATTTATACACCTGACCTATGTATTTACTTAATTTACCGTCTTTATCCTTTAATAGACCCTGCTGTTTTTTATTTTTTGAAGATAAACTATCTATTATTTCTTTTATATCGTAAGTATCCAAATATGTAAAAAAATTCATCATACCAGAACTCTGAGCCATCTGTAACAACTCTAAGTTCTGTGAGGAATTTAATTCATTAAAAGCTTTTGATAACTTAATTAGTATTGACTTCAATACCTGAGATTTACTATCTGATTTAAGAGTATTATTTTCTGAATCAAAAAGTGTCTTTGCAGGAAATTCACCCTGTGTTATTATTCCAGATTTAGCAAGATTATTAATGTAATCATAATAAGATGTGATGCCGTAGCGATTGATATAATCAGCTACGGCTTTAAATATCTCCCCCTGTAATTCACCTAAAAGAGCTTTTTCAGATGGTAGAATTGTCAATTCAGGGAGTCTCTTTATTTCACTAACTACTTTATCTGCTATATTTGCTGGAACTTCTCCACTAACTAATTTTGATATTTGCTCTTTAAATTTATCCCTATACTTAGTAAACTCAATATCAGATTTTCCGGAATAAATAACATGACTGCGCTTTATATCCACTAATTCATATTCTTCTGAATTACCCGTTGTAAGAACTCTATCCTTATACCTCTCATACAGCTTCTGATATTTTGGGATATCTTTTATTTTTAAAAAATTCTCTTTAAACCTTTCAAAATTATTAAAACTGCTGCTTGATATAAACTCATTAAATATTGAAGAAAAACTTACCGGGCTAACATCAATATCATACGCTACATCAACTGTACCGAAAAAATCATTAATGTCATCCTGATCCTGGACCAAATAATTACCAGAGGTATAAAAACTCTGTATGTGGGAAAAAACTTTTGCAATGCCAGTAAGAGATTCGGATAAATTTGCATTAAGCTGTATATCTATATTATTGCCAAATCTTTGTAAATAAGCTATAGGTACAACCTCATGGACAAGAAACCTTTTCTCTGAATCCCCTACAATATAATAGGACCTGCCTGAAACCGATGTGCTAAGAGACTTACCTGTTATAAATGCAACTACCAAATCTTTATATGTTTTATTCTCAGAATAGATAGATCTTGTACTAATACTTTTCCTTAAGTCAGAAAATTTGTTTAGGAAGTTTATTTTTTTCATTTATCTTCCACCATGAATAGCATCGCAGATAAAAAAACAGCCCATAAAACTATATTAGCAAGCAAATATAATCCTATATTTACCAGGTAATACCTTAATTTATTATTAGGAATGAGTTCTGCCATTGATTACAGTAGCCTTTTAAATCCAGCTACTAATAAAAATACCGATTTAAATGAAATTCTCTCACTAAAAACAAGTAATTTCACCTTTGCCAAAGATATATTTGAGTTCATAGAATCTCCAAAATATATTGGAGAGGAACTTTTTCCAATGCAAAGAGAATTACTTCATGAATACTACTTTTCACTGAAAGAAGACAAAAGCCGTATCTACCAAGAACTTGTTTTGATATCCGGAATGCGTTCTGGTAAAACAAAAATGGCTGGGTGGATGGGTACGTATGAACTACATAAACTTTTAGAAATTCTAGAAAAGGGGATGACGTTTGCGGAGTATTATAAGTCAAGAGGAGTATCTATTGGTATAGGACAGAGAATTTACATAGTTGTAGTTGCCGCCGCCCTTGACCAGACAGAGGGTACTATTTTTAGTGCCATTAAAGGTTTAGTGGAGAATGCCCCATGGTTCGTCAAGTATGTTAAATATCTTAAATCAAAAAAATTATACTCTGCGGACAAATTTGAACTAAGATTCTTTAACACTTTACACGTTAAAGCTGAAGATAGTAACTCTGCTACTCAGGTAGGTAAAACCATACACACCCTTATCTTCGACGAGATGTCTCGTATGGATGTTGCTGAATCCGAAATCGCTAAGAAATCTCAGAAAGCCTCAGCTCAGATGGTATACCAGGGTTTGAGTAAAGGTACAACTACATTTAAAAAAGATAGGAATGTTATAATAATATCTGCCCCTGTTTTTGAAGATGACTACGGCATGCACAGCCTCCTACAGTCAGGGAAATTAACTTGCTGTGAGGAAACAGAAGATGTTATTATGACCCTATCTAGAAAACATCCTACAAAAATTCCCAGTAGGCTTGGTCATCATTCAACAACATTTGCGTTTAATCCAACTATTGACCGGGACACGGACCCATTTATTCTTGGTGTTAAAAGTAACTCACCACTCTCTTTTAAGCGTGACTACCTGGCTATTCCTCCATCAGGAGTTAACACATTTTTTGACGATGCAGATAAAATAGATGCCTGTGTAACTGCGTATGAAAAAGATCTCATAAAAGAAATAAACTATTCATTTGAAGAAAGTTTTATTGACGGTACGGGAAATACAATAAAAAAATTCTACGTTGGTAAAAGCCCTGAAGAAATACAGGCCAACAACTTCACAAGCTACTTTCTGTGCTGTGACGCAGCTGTCCGTAAAGATAATTTTGCTTTCGGCATAGGGCACGGTGAATGGGTAACAAACACTGATAATTCTGGGAAAATTGTTAAGAAATCAAAAACTGTCATTGATTACCTTACCATGTGGAGACCTGATCGTAACCGTCGGTTAGAGGTTAATCTGGAAAATGTAATGAACTTTATCTCAGTACTTAAAAAGCACATGCATATCCAGGCGTTAACATTTGACCAATGGAATGCTGACATATTCTTACAAAAGATGCATTCAATGGGAATACCAACAAGGCAGCTGCCAATAACAATGATAATGTGGGAAAAATTACGTGAAAAAGTTAATAACAACCTCCTATCCATACCGCATCCTAAGCATGGACAATTAATTGACGTTGAAAGACCTGAAAAGGGTACCCAGTACGATCTTGTCATACAAGAAATGAAAAAACTACAGCTCATACAAGGTAGAGAAGTTGACCACCCAGCTTCAGGATGTTTTGTTGGAGAAACAATAATACCAATGCTGGATGGTACTTGCTCTGAGATAAAAGATCTTGTTGGTAAAGAAGTCTGGGTATATAGTGCAAAACCAAATGGAGAAATAGTTCCAGGCAAGGCCCGTGGTAGATTAACTAAGTACACAAATAAAATTATATCACTAGTTCTAGATTCTGGAGCTTCCATACGCTGTACCCCAGAGCACCCATTTATGTTAAAAAATGGCAGCTACAAAATGGCGAAGGATTTACGTCCAGGAATAGATAGATTAATGCCTATTAATTTGATTTGGCCAGTTAATGGCGGGTACGAAAGAATCACTGACCATACAGGTAAAAGAACTTTAACACATAAACTTGTTGCAGAAGCAACTCAAAGAAAACTTGAAGATTATGAGCTAGTTCACCATAAAAACGGCATTAAAACAGATAATACACCTGATAATTTAGAAATACTATCTAAAACTGACCACGCCAAAATGCACACTGTTGACAGACATTCACAAGATCCAGATTATAGAAAAGCTTTATCTGAAGGGACAATAAGATTCAATCAACTAGACTCAACTAGGCTAAAAAGGAGTCTATCTATGAAAAGTAGATCTAGGGAATGGTATTTAGAAAAAATACGCACCAGTAAAACATTTAGGAGTGATATTACACTAGAATCACTGCTAAATGTAGCAAAAGATCTAGAGGCAATAAATGCAAATTCTGCAGCAAGAATATTAAACTGCGGTCGAAATGTAGTTGTTAGAGTCTTAAGAGAAAATGGATACTCCAGCTATGATGAACTTTTAAAAGTTATTGATAACAACCATAAAATTAGGCACATGAAAGAAATAACTTTGGATATAGAAATTCCAGTTTATGACCTTGAAGTTGATACTTGGGATAATTTTGCTTTGCAGGCAGGCGTTATAGTACATAACTCCAAAGACCTAGCAGATGTTGTCGCCCGTATCAACTTTTTAGTTGATGAATCAACAGCTATGAATAACTACTCGATGAAAGGTATTGATCCGAATGATTTCATTAACACTATTGGTGGATCAGATAAATTTAGAGAGTCTCTCAGGCAACTAACACCTATTTTAAATATTCAAAATGAGGGATCTGGTACCGGGAGATTCTTTGCTGTAAAACCAAGCTTTAATATTAGAAATAAATTCTAACCTAAAGACTTATACCACTTAAATAAAAAGGTTCTTCCTGATTTTACTTTTACCTCAAACCACAATCTTATTTTATCAAATCCAAGAAAAATAAGCATTGGAGTAAAAGTTAAAGCACAAAGAAAAAAATAAATAGCAAGCGACACTGAGAAAAAAACCACTGTGGATACATAAAAACATAAAGAACTTAAAAATATTTTCATCTATTTTTGTTCCTGGATATATTTTTGCAATACTGATTTCACCTGATCAGAGTAAGTTCTTCTATTCGCACTTGCCTTTTTTGACAACGGAATCCAAACCGTAGGATCAATAGCAGCAAACCCGACTTCCACTAAAAACTCAAGGCCCTGGGAAAGGTTCTTTATACCTATCTCTTCGACCCTTTTTTCTATCTTTTCAATAAGGTCAGGATCAAATCTACCACTTTTATTTACTTTCCTGTTATCTAAACTTTTCACTTAGACATCCACCTTGTAACGTATTTGTATAGTTGAACCAGTTTTATTTTCCAACTCTAATCCGGAATTTTCATATATATTAATGTATCCAACAGTTCCCTGAATTGAAGTTATCAATGAATTTGGGAATGTTTGTATTGCTGGAGTTTGTCCAGCAACATAAAATATTAACGCATAATTCTGGTTTGTCGATCCAGCAATAAATTCCATAACCTCTACTTTTGAACTCGAAGTAGTTATAGGAACAGTGGTATTATTCGGAACGGTAACTACTGTGAAAGAAGTTGCTGGAAATATCTCTTCACCCTGTTCATTTACTATTATGGCCCCTGTAGCAGAGATACCGACATATAATAATTTTTTAATTTGTCCAAAAGTTACAGGTTCAGCTGTAGTGACTAACCCAGGGTTTAAAGGGTCTAAAAAATACCTGTCACCAGGAACTATCCCAACAAGATTATCTAATTTACCATATGGCAATTTTAAATAAAAATTATTAGCATCAACTATTGATTCAACAAACCCTACAACTGTAGATTTCACTAAGGTATCCGCCTGTGCTAACTGAAAACCTGTTGGGCTTGAATATATAGGCTTGCTTAAGTCTGCCGTAGTAAATCCATGATTTAATTGAGTTATTTTTATAGATAAAATATTTTCATTTATATATGATAAAATATATTGCTCTGTACCAAGGGTGTTATTCTCATCAGATATTTGAACGATACTGCCAGTATTATCAAAATACACAGTAGTGAATACTATAGAATCTACCGGGTTTGCTCCTATATTAGAAAAACCAAAATCCATATAATTAGCTTTAACTTTAAGCCAATTAAACGATCCCCACAATACTTTTTGAGTGTTTACACCAATACCAGTAGTATCAAACTTTATATCCTCAAATGAAGATACCTTAACCGTAACTTTGTCTACTGTTGTATTATTTAAAGCATCAGTTTCAGAATATTCAGTATCAATTAAAACTGAATATGGCTCAAGGTTTATAGTGTTTGAATTTACTACAGAGACCTGACCACCAGTATATAAACCTGGGCGAAGTATTCCACGGAATAATTTATTAACCACCAAAGAGCTTACTCTTTGTTTGTAACCAATAGATATTTCCTGCTTACCTAAATTTGCTGTTGCCATTAATTATAAATTAATATTTTACAATTCTTTGATAGACTTTATATTCTCTAATAAATAGAACTTACTCTCTAAAGATTTAGGTTCTTTCGCCTCTAACACCCAACGCTCTTCATTTACATTCGATATTCTGGTAAAAGATACATTTACAGGGATAACCTCCCATTGTTTAATTTCACCAAATCTGTCAAGATATGTTATACTAACCGTTTTCATTTTTTATAGATTTTTCCAATTCCATCAATTCCTGCTCAGTTTTACATTCAGAAATAGCTTGCAGTCTTTTTCTTTTTATTCCAAGCAATTTACTAGCTGATAGTTTAAAATTTCTTGAATTGTCAATTATTTTATTAGAAAATACATCTATTACATCTATGGCTATTTCTGCACCTTCTGGATAACATGAATTAAATAACCAGGGATATTCTAAAGACTTAATCGCCTCTTTCTTCTTTGAAGTACTTAACCCTAACCAAGCTTCGGCTTCTTCTTTTTGATAGTACCAAGAAAATGGTTCAAATTTAGGATAGTGACTAAATATTAATTTTTCATGATCCTTATCATAAAGATCTTTAACAAGACTTATAAGTCTATCTTTAAAACTTTGAAGGTCTAATTCCCAAGGGTTGTTAATATCATTAAACCAATCATCTTTTAACTTATAATTATTAGATGGTGGATTAGGTATTTCTACACTACCATCGGCTTTTGATCCACTGTACACTACACCAGTTAGAGGATTTATATATAACATATACTACCATGACCTCTCTACATATATTTCAATTACATATCCTGGATTTTGAGGTGTTAAACTTGTAGCCCCACCAGTTGATTTATTAATAATAAGAATGCTGCCAGTTCCATTTAAACTAAGAAAAATTCTGTTAACGATGGAAAATGGTTCTGAATAATCAGAAACACCATTTCCATATGTAACATTAAGTAATTTTTCATACGGCTCATACCCATTAAAATTTCTAATAAAGCTAATTGAGGAATTAACTTGGATATCCGTACACCCTATATTATGATTTAAATTTGTTGAGTAACTCCCGGTATAGTCACTACCAGTTGGTCTGTAGGAATTTTCATTAGGTAATCCTTGAAATAATACAGTCACCTTACCGCCAATAGAATAACTAATAATGCTTTCTATTGTACCTCTTCTATTCACGACTTCACCAATAAAAATAACTTTTCTCTCTACCAGATTCCCTAGTACACCAGAATACATTTTTGCTTTTGTAATATTATAATAAAAAAATTCATCAGGTTGTATTCTTGAAGTTGGCAATGAATAATTAGAATTATATTTACAATATGGGTATATTGCGAAATCACTGTACCATACGTCCACTGACGGATTATTAAATGGGGAAGGTTGTGCCGATACATACATTGTACCTAATGTAAGTAGCCCTGCCTTAAATACTGTTAAATTACTTGAAACAGATATTTCCAAATTACCATTAACAAATAATCGATAGGTTGATCCATCATAGTTTAATGAAATATGATTCCATATTCCAGCTGAAATAGAAGAACCGCTTATTAAAGAATTAGCTATATTCCAAGACAACCCGCCCATGCCAAGATTAAGAACATACTTGTGCGACGTTGTTAAACCTATAGCTATCGTATATTCTTGATCACAATAAAGTATTGTACGACCCTCAACCGCTAGAGATGAAACTCTATACCAAAATTCAATTGTCCAGCTACTCAAGTTTAAATTTACTGGTATAAAAGTATTATTGTCTGTGTTTACAGACCCAACTCTTTTTAAAACACCATTACTTTGACCGAATGGATCTGTAACTGTAGTATCAATGTATGGTTGAACTACTGTATCAGAGCCTGACCAGGTAGAATTTATTTTTTTACCGTAGAACTCATTAAACTTAACAGACCCCTCAGACCCAGTAAACGGAACATAAGTTGCACTATCAAATTTTAAATATCTTTCAGGATTTACAGTGTCAACGGTAGCCTGTGATAAAGTGGGGACGTACACCCTTTCAGAAGGCAATGTTGCTGTAATTGTTCTTAGATAGGAGTTTGGTTGGTCTTGGTATTTAGCATACGGCCAAAATTGAAAATTAGCAATGTAACCATTTAATGGGTACATAGCAGGATTGTTTACATTAGCAGGTCCATTACCTAAAACTAATGAATCAAAATACGGTAACCTGTAGTTATTCTGAGAAAATAATGTATTTGAATGAGCACGTAAGTAACCATCAACATACACTTTAATTAAAATTTTATCAAAAACTATAGCTATATTATAAATGTTGGTTGTATTAAAAGTACCACTAACCCCGTTCGTAGTAATACCCAAAGGACTTAAACCACCAATCCATGCGCCTGCACCATTACCCATCCATAAGTGAAGAGTATTGCCCGGCGCCCTATATAAGGTTATAGTTCCACGCGGGTCACTAAGAGTAGTAAAAATAGTTTGCAAAGTTCCAAGAGTATTAAATTTAACATCAAATTCAATTGTCCATTCCTCTAAATCAGAGGTATTTAAATTTGGTTTCACCACACACTGGTCATCTGATGCCCCTGTAAATCTAGCTGCATTACCGCCATAAATAGGAAATGCATTTGAAATATTCGCATTCCCATAAAACCTGAAGATGTTCCCATAAAAATCAGTAAATGTATTTGAACCGTTTAACCCATTAAATGTAGCGCATATTTTATTTTGCCTATCAGATCCCAAGTATGACCCATACATTGGCTCCAATGGAGTATTAACGACAGAAAAAGTTCCATTGCTATCTCTTTCCAATCCTATAAAATTAGTTTGATTATTATTTATCGGTATATTAGTAATTGGAGATGTAATCTTTCCAATATAATCTTTTGGGCCATATTCATTAAATCCATCGGCTAATGATACAATTAAAGGATCTTGCTCTGAGGCTACAATATCTACAGTAGATGAAGTTGTTTGTTCAATAAAATCAGCATAAGTTCTTCCTTTTCTTCCAGCAAGAATAACTTGTCTTTTAGAAGAAGGTCTTTCTCTGTTAGCCCTTTCATCCCTTATATTTAATTGATCCATTATTTTTATACCTTAATTATATAATTCACACCATAGTTTACTGGTCTTGTTTCGTTACCAGTACGTGGTGTACCATGCGGAGAATTATCCGCCAAGGGCTGTGTTGTAGGTACAAGAGCTGGATTACCAACTATACCACCATTCTCATCTGAATGCATGACCCCCCAACCGTCATTCCCACCAACGCCATTATTACCAGTAAAAATTCTATGAGTATGTCCTTGGCCTTGATCTAATTGACTAGCATGTAGAGCTGGTCCATTAAAATTACCACCAGCGGCCATACTCAATGATCCATGAGTACCAGTCCCTCTTAAAAACATTCCACGGTAATCAGGTACGTTAAAATTCAAACCGGAGCCACCATAATTATAACCGATTACTCCATGCAACCCAGGGTAATTTGCAACTAAATAACTTAACCCATCACAAAGCAAATACCCAGTCGGTGCAGTAGATCCAAGAAATGCGTACACGCTACCAACCGGTATTGAAGATTGACCGACTAAGTATGGCGTATTAACTGCATTAACATCAATATAAATAATTCCAGGGTTTGTTGCTGATGCAACATTGCCAATTAATAACTGAGTAACTGTTAATGTCAGATTACCTGAACTATCTACATATACATTATCACCAACACTGGCTGAGGTAGCATCAAATCCATTTGCCGCTATTATTCCTCTGCCTACTATTTCACCAACTGTATTTAATGCAATACTATTTACTGCTACCCCGATTACCTTCTCGGCATAATTTGAGAATATAGATCCTTTTAAAAGCCCTGTTGAAATACTATACCCATCTGTTGGGTTAACGACTATAACTTTTGGAGTTGAAGCATTCATTGTAGTTGATGCTACTATTCTTAATTTACCTAATTTATCATATTGTAAAATAGATTGACCATTATTAAATAGTATTTGTCCATCAACGACTAATGAACCTCTAACCTCTACTGAACCTCTAACCTCTACTACTCCATCTTGTGGTATTAATTCTGCCATTTTATTAAAGTTTTATTATATAATTCACACCGTAGTTTACTGGTCTTGTCTCGTTTCCGGTACGAGGTGTGCCGTTTGTGCTGTCTGTGACTATTGCACGTGCTGTATTTTTAGTGTATAAATCGTCTAATATAACACCGGTTCCAATCCCTCCACCAAGTGTCTGATTTGCACCTCCAGCCTGTTCTCTAACCATATTGTGCCAATGCCCCTGCAGTTGATCCAACTCACTACTATGTAGCGAAGGACCGCTAAAATTACCACCAGCTGCTTTAGTTAGGGTACCATGTGTACCTGTTCCTCTTAAAAACATGCCCCTATAATCAGGCACATTAAATAAAGGAAGTACCCCACCATAATTATTCCCTATAACATTAAATAGAGGTATATATATAGGATTAGTGGAATCATATGAGGAACCATTACATAGCAGCCATCCAGATGGAGCTGTTGCTCCAACATATGGTGCAACTAATCCAGGAGGGTTCAAAGAAGATCCAGATACAAGATCATTAATATATGATAAATTCTCTGCTTTTATATCTACAAATATTTTTGCATTAGCTCCAGTAGTTAATGTATATCCAATTCTTCTTGAACTCAAAGTAGTACTTAGCGTTCCAGTAATTGTTGAATAAACAGGTTCGCCGACTGATGAGCTTGTAAGTGTAGAATTAATAATCCCACGAGTTATTAAAGTTCCAGTATTGTTAAGACTAATATTATTTACAGCAACCCCAAGAACTTCCTCAGATAATAGCGATGTCATTATTTTGGCTTTTAATAATCCAGTGGTTAAATCATACGCAGGAGATACTGAAGTATCAATTGCAACCACTTTTGGCTCAGTAGATCCATCAATTAATGACGTGGCGTACACAGCACACTCACTTAAAACCAAAGCCTGATCACGAATAACAAGCGGTTGACCATTTTGTCTGATTTCACCCTCTACATCAAAAATTCCACTCTGTGGTCTTAGTTTATTAGACATTAATTAACTCCAATATGCCGACTTAAAATAACCAGAATCATATACATAATTCTTGGTTGCCAGGTAACTATACGTCGTACCCGAATCATTACTATACTCATATAAAATAGTGGAAAATGATCCATCTAAGTTATAAGAAATTGTAGCTCTTACTATTTCAAGAGCATAAGTATAATACTTATACTGTGGGTATTGTAAAGTGCCTGACCCAGCAATAAACTCTTCATTCCATCCAGGGATTAACCCAGATATAACCATTGACAAGTATGGAGCACTTCTTCTTTGGAATAAAAACAAATCAGAGTTAGGTTCAAATACAACACTACCCGCAAAAGTAGTCCCCTCTAAAGTAGCTGCGACATACCCCTGTGGAACAACTAACTCTCCTTCTTGAGTCTTTTTCATCATCAACACGCCATTATGTTGATTTTTATCCAGCCACAGCAAGGAATCTTCCACCACTGTCCCATCTGGCCTTGGCACTGCCTCAGATGTTAATTGATCAAATGTTATTTTAAACCAATAACTTGCCCTTAGATGATAATTATTTACCAACTCTAATGGAGCTGCTGGGTGAAATTGAAATCTATTCCTGGTTACATCAACAGCCACGTAATATGGGCTTGGCAGCTCAATATTACCAAAACTTGCATCATCTAATTCCAAAGTAATTGGAATATAGTTAGGAGAATAAAATTGCTTGAACAACTTATTATTTACACCAGGTAATGTACCGTCTGTTGCAACAAACAAGTTTGCACTTGTACCGGTAGTATAAATATGGAGATGATAAGTTTTATTAAGATCCAAAGGAGGTGTGCTATAAGGTATAACTACCTCTCTTGAATTACCCGCTGTATACGTAGGTCCAGAATCAATACCATTAGTATTAGCAGGAGGTACAGCTGTAGCAAGTGGGTACCCGCCATTAGGACCCTGCAACGCCGCTACTTGAAAAGTAGATGGTGTCCCAATTATATTATTTAAATTATCATGAAGTATAACCGTAATAGTTTGTAAAGGATCTGATGCATCCCACTCAGAAACCAAAATATGGAATTTTGATAACGAAGTTGCATCTAGAGAACTTGGTACAAACGATGGAAATAAATCTGTAACTTCATTAATTGCAGACTGCAACTGGTAATCTGACAAACTAGGATCTGCAGGTATAGACGAAAAGTTAGTATTGTCCAGAATAGGATTTCTAAGGAGGGATGATTGGAATATACTTCCGGAATCATCAAATATATCCAAATCTACAGTTACTTTCCCTGACCCCGCACCTAAATCATTAAAAATTTCCTGAAAATAGATATTACCATTGTTACCAGGAGCTGTTATCTGTTTAGCAATACTTAAACTGCCTGAGCCAACGACATTGATTAAATAAACTCTGTAATGGTAAGTATCGCCAACATTAAGCGTAAAAGGAAGATTTACCAGGAATGGCGCACCATTAATAACATCAGCTCCGGCAAATAAACCTGTAGCTAAAGGTCCAGAAGATAAATCATAATCACCAGCCCACAATTCTACGCGAACATCGTATACATTTGGACCAAAGTAAGTAGATACAACTGGCTTTATAATAATACCTTGGTGGGTAGTAAATCTTGGTGAGAATTCCATGTACCCACCCATGGTACCATCAGTCAGTGTTAATGGATTTAAAGTAGAATCATCAGCTGCGCGATACTCCATTACCAGATTTGAATCTACTACACCTACGAAATCTACATAATTACCTAACTCCCCAAATGTTTTATATTCAATAATAATTCTTGAATTAGAAACATCCTGTGTAACATTTAAATAAGTTCCATCATTAAGAAGTATAGAATTTCTTAATGCCAACATCTTGTCATCATTAGTAGTTAAACCAATAATATTAACAAGTATAGATCCAACACCAACTATGCCATTATCATCAAACTCATAAGTTTTACCATTAATATTTATTTGGTCACCATCTATGATGGAATTCGTATTATAATACAAATAACCTTTAGATCTTTTTGGCGGTGAAAAAACACCGGAAAGAAATGTAGCACCAGAATCATCTAAATAAAATCTATCTACTTTGAATTGATTTACAGGTAACTGGCCTTGATTTAAACTTAGCAAGTTTCCCTGTGAATCAGTAAGGTTCAATCTTTTTGATAGAGCATAGTATTTCTTTTCAGAA